GCAATAAAGAAACAGATATCTTTGCTTGAACAAATTAGAGACTGCGTTTGTAGAATCGCTAGCAACGCAGTTACACTACCTTCGGTTGTAGAAAATAAACCTGAAGAAGAACCGCACGATCCAGTCACGCAACAACCTATCGTGCCGCCGGATATATGGCCAGAAGAGCCAGCGCCACCGCCCATTCCAGATGGAGGTGTACCTATGTCGCCGGAAGACGCCACTCCTCTCCCAGATCCTCTACCCGGAGAACAAGAAGGAGTGCCGGCAGCACCAGAAATCCCCGGCGCGCAGCCATTACCCATGCCCGAGCCCGGAGTTCCTGAGTTTGTTCCTGAGGAGGGTCCATCACAGGCTGCAGAGATATTAGGGCTCCCATCAGAACCCGAAGGCGGTTATACTATGCAACCTCACCCATATGGAATGCCTACTTCAATTCCTTCAGAACCGGGGACTGCTGGCTGGGATTTCCAAGAGCCAAGACCACTCAAGGATTTGGATGCGATACTGGACGAGGGCATGACCAAGGCGGCAAATGTACCATTTAAACCACAGGCACCTAACAATTTCTCTGACAACAAAGCGACTGCTCCTTTGGATGTCACATGGCAAAAAGATATACAAGCTAGTCGCCCGCCCATGGACATACCTCACGATGAATTAATTAACATTAATGACCCGGTCCTTGGTAATGGAATGATGCGTCCTAATGACCCAGTCCTTGGCCATGGAATGATGCCTCCTGCAGAGGAGTATGATCCGGAGACAGGGTTACCTCTTGTGAATGGTCTACCCGGATTTGGGCCAGCAATTCCGCATCCGAACACTAAGCCAAACCCGGGAATATCGCCTTTTGAAGTAATGCCTGAGGCTCCTGTCTTTGGTCCAGAATTACCTGTAGCTGGAGAACCCGGATTTATTGGGCCATTACCTGAGGGTGTGCCTGATCCAAATCTTCCGCCCATTCCATTTTTGCCCGGCAGACCAATAGGGCCAGAGTTCCCCGGTATGGGTGGCGCAAACAATAACAATTACCCAGACGCTTTACAGCCAGATACGGGTGATGACACCGTAAGACCCGGAGATGACACGGGTTACGTTAAGGTAGACACGCCGGCAGACCACAAAGGGTTTACTGCAGGAATGAGACTTGATGAAGAAATGGGCGCAGGCATAAGCGGAGAATGTTGCGGCTTAACCGAGTTAAAAACTATGGCCTCACTGTTAGAGAATGTTACTGACCGTTTACAAACCCTTGTAGAAATGGAGGCTGCAGAAGCCGCTGGTGAAAACAATAATAAATTATCATTAGATCAAAATAGCATAGAGCAACTAGCTAGAGCAATCGCGCAAAGCATAAGTAATGCGCAAGAAGCCGGAGAAGGAGCCGAGGCTGGAACCCCAGAAACAGAAGAAGTTACAATCTCTGGTGGAACCCAGAATTCCCATCAACACAATCACGTGCTTAGTGGTCAAATTGAATTCCCGGGATTACAAGAGGCTATGAAGAAACTAATACCAGATATTCAAAAACAAATAATGAATAAGATAAAAGCCGCATTCCAAGGTATAATTGATACAAGTGGAATTGACGCACAAACAGACCCAATAAGCAACGATGAAACAAACAAATAAGGAATAATATATATTATGATAGATTGCGTAACAGCATTAGGAGCAAGTTTAAAAAAATATTATCTTGGTGAAATAATTAATCATCAAGATATTTTAACTACTAAACTAGAGATTTCTTTTGTTGATCCCACGGTATATCCCGCGGGGCATGCTAGTGAAGGTCAACCAACAGAGCAGGTTCAAACTTGGCTAACAAAGATCAATAATAACTCACAAAATATAGGAGAATGGCAAGCTAGTATTACTATATCCGGAGGCGGTCCTTATACTTTAACCTATACTAACTGTAGAATTTCAAGCGTTGATATACCCACAAGTCCTGAGGTGTGGGAAAACGCGATAGACCGTGGTAAAATATATTTAACAATAGAAGAAAAGGTAAATGGAAACTCTTATTGTAGGGCTGATGATACCGCAAACCAAAACGTTGGTGATACATATGCAGGTATCGAAACTCAAATAAGCGCTGTCGCAGAATATTTACAGGATATTGCGGAGAATTTTTCTTTTAAAAGCGAGGTGGCAGGGCAATGGAGCTACGAGCATTCAGTAACCGTGAATTTACAAGAAACTCTGTCCAGCAATTTGTCTGGGGCAAGAAATGTATGTCAAAATATACTTAATGCCAATGCGCCGAACTTTGGGTTTGCGTTCAATGCTGCAAAATATAACACTTCGTCGACTACAATAACACCCTACTATTCTGAAAGTTTTGATCTGGAAAATGGACAATACACTTTAAGTAAAAGCTTCAACCTATATGAAGATGTCGCGGGCGAGGAATCAACTTACACATATAATTTAACTCATTCTGTCAAAAGGGATTCTGCTGGTATTATGACGATAACCGAGAAAGGAAAAGTCAAAGGCCGTACCGGCACTAAAAGTGCTAGCGCTGAAGCGGGAGTTAATACGTTGTTAACAGGAGCATACTCTAGGTGCAACACTATTTATTTAGAATATTTAGAAGCGGGCGCGGCGGCTAACCTAAACAACATCACCTTGGTAGAAGAAAAAAATATAGACAACATTTCGCAAGAACATTCTTATACGGTTTCTTATTCTAATGATAGCGCTTACATATCAAGTACCGCCGGCGAATACAGGAGAGAATCAACTATTACCGCCTCCTTGGATTCGGTAGGAAATGTGGTTATGAGGGAAAGCGTAAATATAAAAACCAAAGAACAAAAAGGATTTCCCGATTTAACTTCTAATGGACCATTAAACTCTGTAGGTTTTTTGGGTGCAGACCCTAGCGTTACGCTATCCGGAACAGTGGGAAGAAATTTATTTTTAACAGATTTCGCGAACTCTTCTAGCAGAGTGCATTCATTCTATGAAGATATAAAATATAGAAGTGGGGTCGATCCTGCGGCGCAAGCTTCAAACTCTGGACTGGGTGCAGATAAAATGGGGCTGGGGGGCTATAGTTTTAAACGAGTAAAAACGACATTAGAATTTGCAGCTTTGGGTAAAAATCTTTCTTACGTGGCAGAATATACTTCTGATCCGGAATTAACTGCGCCGGGATTTCCAGCGCATGACGCTGGTGTAAGAAGAATTTCGATGGAAGTGCAAGATGAAGTTCCACAAGCTATGAATTCAGAATATGCTATACCGGGGTGGAAATTTTTAGTTCACAACTCTAACCAAACCGCGTTAGGGTCAAGAACCGTAACGGCAAGAATGACTTGTGCAAGACCAAACTATAACAGATTTGTGCCAATTCCTGACGTAGCTGGGGGAGCTTACAATAATGTTGAATTTAGAGATACGATTCCGATCAGCGAAATAGCTTACGGCGCGAAGATGGTAAAAAATGAATTACAAAATTGGGCGAATGATCTAGGGTTACCTATTTTAATGTGCCCGCTAACCAATCAGCCTTTACAATATTTAGAAAATGTTTCTTATGATTTTGATTCTAGTGGAACAGCCAGCGTTACAGGAACAATAAAATACGTTCAAAGCAATAATGGGTTGACGAGAGATGCAGATGGTAAAGCGACAGGAGGGAGGTCGAACGTATGGCCTTAAGGATAACATATAATTCTTTATCACCTTGGGGAACTCAAAACGTTCCCTATTTTAGCATGAATAAAGAGGCCATTATGCAATCTGGAAAAATAGGTGAAGTTACGAGTATAACTCTACAAGGGCAAATTGTCGAGGCCCACGCTATAGCCAACGGCTACGCAAATTTAGGAGCGGTCAGAGACGCAATCATAAATACCTTTAGCGATAGTTTTAAGGAGCTACATGTGTATGACGATGCTCAAGTCAGTGATTTGGTTCTTGCTGCAGGGCAGGCGGAGGCTGAGACGGATATTTATAAATGTGAAAATATAATTGTTGAAAGCGTCGATTTCCCCGAGCAAAAATATCTTTCCGGGGGCGTACTTGATTGGTCTGCAACTTTAAAGTGTTACGAAGAAAGTCATTTTGATAACATGGGGGTTATTGAAAAGGTCGACTCTTTTTCCATGGATAAAGACGCATCAGACATTATAACTATCACGCATAGAATATATGCTAAAGGAGTAAATACAACAGATCTCGGCGTATGTAAAGGTGGTTTTGATCACGCTAGAACCTTCGTAGAATCTAGAAGAGGATTGGGAAATATAGGGAGTACTTTTATTGGAGTAAATGCGATCAACTCAACGGGTGGCCCGATGCTAATTGATGAATCTGAAAATATAAACAGATTAGAAGGAACATATGAAATTATAGAAACTTGGCGCGCTGACCCTTACGATATAAATGATACGGCTACAGCCGGAAAAGTGCATGCCAGATGTTCTGTTGATATTAGTAAATCTACCTTTGATTCTGATTTTACAGAAGCAAGAGTTACTTATAAGCTCATGGGCGGTAAAAATACTACCGCCGCAGAAATGAGAAGCGCAGCTAAATTAGTAACTCATAGCGGCGTTGGAAACACGATGTATACCAAAGCAATAAATCACGGGTTAAATATCCATCCTTGTCATGACTTTACAAGTTATATGCATGAAGCTATTGACATAAATATAGAAGAAGATTTAGCTTCAAAAACTTTTACAAAAACAGCTACATACACAAATGATCCTCGATGGGTAACGACGGGGGGATTAGGGTATCCCGTTTGGGTAGATCATGACGTTTCCATAGACACGGACGAAATAACGTCTATTACAACGGTTAGTATATCTGGCAACATAGGTTCTATTGGTCCTCAAGCCAAGCAGAAACTTGCAATACAGGATTTCTTAAAAACATCTGTAATGGTTGAAAATCAATCCGCCCCGGGTGGAGCCTCAGCAGATACCGTGGTCCCGCGCGCCGGTGCTGATATGCACGATGTTGGCTCGCTGGACCTTGGAGCCAGCTTGTTATTTTCTGGCCAAAACTGTTCTTCGGACTATGGTCTGTGGCCGATGCTTATGGGCGAAAATCCGCATTCATCCGATCAGATTATCGAGCAATTTGGTTCTTTACTCAATTTCACTGGGACATGGGCGCTGGGTTATTACAATCAATATTGTTACATGATGAATATGCCTAAATCAATAAGCTACATAGGCCACAGAACTATTAATCCAATTACTTTAAATATAAACAATCCTAAAAATATAGAAATTTCTCAACAAATGGAAAGAAATACTGCGAGTTTTTCTATAGCCTACTCTGATGCAGATTGGATCGAAAATTATGAAAGTGCATCTTATAATATATCAGTACAAAAACCAATAGTTTATAGAAAATCGAATCCATCAGCAAATATTGATGGCCATTATTCTTTGACTAGTTTTGGAGGTAAAACAAATTTTAAAGGAACAATTGACCCAATGTATACCAGACAGAAACATACGATAAGAGTTAACTTAGTTCATTCCCAGAACAAGGGTACCCCGGCGGTCGATTTCCGGAAGATGATAAAAAATAGAGCTCGCCAGCTTGTGTCGGATCTTGATAATTTGTTTCTAGGGGGAAGACCTGTGGCTTTGCCTAGTGATCACGAGACTTATGTGGTTAGCGACAACGAAACTGGGACAAAGAGGGATCTTACGAACGCCAACACGCCGGATTACGCTGGTAACGATACCATAAGCAAATCCAAGGTAACTAGTTATAATTCTAACGCACCTTTAATAAGTATGTCTCCAGATCCAGATTTAAATAATTGCGTAACAAAGTTATCTTCAAATGTAGGTGTAGCGGACGCGCTTATAGTTTTAGATGAGGTAAATTGTTTAAATGGTACTTCTGGGCGCCCTGCGGCAACTAAAATAATACTTAGTCCGGGGCTAGCAAACGAAGAAACTTTAAATATAACTGGTTTTGGGCCGGGAACGAATGATGTTAAGGTCTCTGCGGCGACATTAACGCATTCAACTGGAGAAGCAGCAGTCTCTGTCGGAGACGGAATAGGATCAGTATGGTAATCAACAAACAAATACTATTTGATAGGCTTGAAAATGAAGGTATTTCTTCTGGAAGTGCCAAGGTTTCTTATAGTTGGGATGCCATTACTCATAATTCTTACGTTGAAAATAATCTAGCTGCTTCGGCTGACCACGTAATTAATAGCGTCATTAATGCGTCTGTCAAACCGGGGCTTAGCGTAGGCTCTACAAATCACCCAGTTGATACTTCTCATAGTAATTCAACAAATGGGGGTGAATTTGAATTTAACGACGTGTTGAGCGTTGGAAGTAAAGTAGAGTACGATAATTGGACAGCTTTTTTAAATATTAACGAAAGTTTATGCGGAAATCAAACAGACAAAGTTCGGTCGAGAGTGTTGTTAACTTCGATGAATGACCCCGCTTCTTTATCTGGTTTTATGGTTGGAGTAAATGGTTCTAATAAATTATTCTATGAATATGTTAACTCGGATGGGGTAAGAGAAGTTGAAGTTTTAAACCATGTAATTGGGGATAGAAATTTAATATCAATTTCAAATTCTAAAACTTCTAATTTGGTCACGATGGGTGTGTATGATCCAGTAAAAGGCGTCGGAGTGTATTCTTCTTTCGGAATAAATTCTAGAAATGGTTCAGATAAACTTTATGTTGGAGGAACTTTGTCGGGTATTCACCACGGAGGCACACCCACATATGAAAATGATAACTATAGAGGATTTAAGGGATATGTAGAAAATTTTCTACTTTTGAGCGGGTATCATGATGAAAGTTATTTGAACAAAATTTCTGATGTATTCTTTTTGACCGCTTATACTAGGGGTACGAATACAACCTCTCAAATTTCTTATAATACGGTAACTGGATTTTCCGAAACGCAAGTTGTAGCTGGACAAGGTATAACTGGATACCAAATGTTAACTGTAAACGTGGAAGATAACCAAGGAAATATTACTCAGGTTCTTGAAGAGACGCCCATGTACGGAAATATATATGAAAATAAAATAACATATCTTACTGGGCCAGACACAGCCTCGTCAGATTCTACAGCTTTTCAGGCGGAGTCAAAAACTTTTGATAATGCTTATATCAAAAACTATGCAAATCCTTGTATATTGTGGGATTCTAGCTTTAGTAATACAGATAAATACGAAGTGTACAGGTGTGACGTACATTCAAATAAAATAAATTTAAGATCTTCAAGAAAAAATAGAGACCTATTTCCCCTTAATACTGGCGTATATAATTTGGGCGACAAAATAAATGTATATGTAAATGGAAAAATACAAGAATCTGGAGTTGACTATCAAATAACTGCAAACTCAGAACTGTCAGGAGTTGCTAGAGAGTATTTAGAAGACGATTACGTGGTTTATGATATAATTGATGAAGATCAAAATTGGTTTGATTTTACAGGATGGGCTGGAACCTTAACATACGGTGCATCAGAAAATAAAGATGTTTATTTAAATAAATTAAAATTAATATCTGGTGTAGATTATCAATTAAATGGTAGTAATTTAGAAATTTTTGCAACAAATTTTGCTACTGGTAGGATGGCTTTAATCCCTAGACATTCGGGAACGGTTGGAAATTATAACGGCACCTTAACAAACCACGGTAATTGTTTTGCAGATAAAATAATTAGCGAGCAAGTTTGGGTGGGTGGCTTAAGGAGTTCTGAAAAAATTGATTATAACAAAAAAACAAAATGCGACATATCTTGTGATGATCCTGATCCAGCGGGAGTTTCTGCAAGCTTTGTACCTGCAAAAATCAATAAAGTTTTCGGGATAAATGATAATATAATAATTACAGGAACCCATCAATCTCGCACGGTTACCACAGTGCCGCCGGTGATCCCGCCCACAGTTACAACCACCACCACTGTGGCTCCAACCACAACGACAACATCCGCTCCGGTTAGTTATACTTATTACTATGGCTGGGACTGTTCCACTTTAGACAATTCAACGCCAAGCATAGTCGTTTTCTTGGATACTGCAAATGTGCTTAGTGGTACTGGCGATTGGCCGGAAGTAGTAAAATTGAATGATGGAACTTGTGTTAGTAATATAGTTCAAGAAACCGCAGAAATATCTACCTCTGGTTTGCCTGAGACAAATGGAGATACTTTTAATAATGAAGATCTTGAGGTTCTTCCCGATGAGAATACGGCATGTATATCTTGTTTGGGGCAAGTGCCAACTACGACAACGACAGCTTCTCCAACCACGACAACGACTGCTGCACCCGGGGCAACATGCAAATATCAAATTTCAGCTTATTTGTACTGGACAGGAAACGAAGACTTAGATATTTATGTAAAATCTTATAATGGGTGCGATAGTCAATCTCCTGTAGTTTACTGGGGAAATACGGTTTATGTCGTTGATTCTGAGAACTATATGATGCTCAACCAAGACGCTCACCCAATTTGCGCAGAAACTCCAGTGGCCCCTGAGTCAATTATGGGAGTTTTTACAGATAATAGACAATTTAAAGTTTGGTGGAATCAGCACAGTAGCTGTGAACCGCAGAAAAATAGCCCAGTAATGAGGCTTAGCATCTCTAATACTGGAGATAACCCAATACAAGTAAATGGTACATCTGTTGCTGCTGGAGCAGTACATTATTTAGTAAATAGCGATGATGCCAGCGTAGGGGGTTCTTTAGAATATGCTGGTTACGCAAATGGAGATCAATCAGGTTATACCGGTGGTACAACCGTTACAATTACAGGCTGTCCTGCCTGTGGAGGATAAATATGAAAAAACTAAAAAAGTGTAATTTATAAAGGAAAAAGGTATGTTTAAGGTAATTGAGGGAATAGTAGTAGATGGCGGCGAACCCGGAAGAATTTTCGGTGAATGCGGCATATATAACGCTAGTTGTAATGTCGGCTACTCTGGTGCGCCCACAAAAATTACATTAAATGTAATAGCTAAAGATCTACAAACATTAAATACTCACGTTAATAAAACCTTATTAGAAACCAATGAAGACGGGGTCGGGCCATTAGGGCATGAAGTAGAAGGGCAGGCAATTAATGGTCACACGATTAAGTTCGGAAATGTTACTTTTTCTAATATGTATTTGTATAGTTACGCTTATAACGTAACCGCTGGCGCTAAAACCGCTACATTAAGTTATGTTGATTTTTCTCAGGCATTTGATAAAATTCATGTTGGTCTAGTTGGAAGACATGATACGCAACGGGCGGATTCTTTAGTTTATAAAAAACAAATTAATCCAGACCGTGGAGATAATTGGTGGTTGGATAATAGCGATAATGGAGGAAACCATTTTTACCATTTAATGGAAAATGTAGGTTTTCAGGTTGTGTGTTTAGAATGTAATAGTCTTAGCCCAAGAAGACTCCTGTGGCCCGGAAAAAAGACTCCGTGTGATTGCGTCGGTACCGTGCAAAATCCATGTGGCGTGGGGACTGTTCCTTGCGTGGGTCCCGATGGAAATGCCGTAGCAATCGGTACTTTAGTTGATATGCAGCCCGGAGATCCAGCCGCGCGTTGGCCATGGAATAATCCGCAGTTAACTCCCACGAACCACACCATTGGAGTTAAAAATAGAACTGGGGTGGATGGTTGGGACAAATGGGACTCAACAGCGGCGGATTGGGCTAGACAGACAGACACAGCAAGAGTTTCCAGATTTGTTCAGGTTGCTGGAGCGAACGCTAATGGATATTGGGTTTCGTCGAATTTAAGAACGGGCAACTGGAAGACCGCGGTTAATGGGGGTTATGTAACCATAGGAAGAGAAGCTTTTCAGGAAACGAATTGTGAAATAGGGAAGGTGGAATATTATTTTCAAGATTTAGTTAACGTGATAGACGAAATGAACATAGACCATAACCTTAATGATCTTAAATTTAAGAGACGCGCTTGCTCTGAAAGCATGCAAGGCACCTGTTACGCAGCAAATTACACCGGAACTTTAAGGGAAGTTCTCACTGCTTGGGGCGCGGATCTAGCTTTTGATTGGACAATTGATTCCACGGGAGAAAAGCCGAAATTAACCGCTGTAGATTTGGTTTCGGGAGCAGATCTAGATGAAGTAAGAACCGCTATTGAAACTTCGTTTGACGGAAGCCAAGGCGGAATGATAAAGAATTATTCAACCAATGTAACGAAAGAAAACACCTATAAAGCGGAACCCTTGGTAAAATATATAAAGCCGCCAAGAACCATACAGAGAGAGCATCAACACGATGAATATAAAGAAGCAAAAACAATAACAGTTTCTGATGCAATAGGAAATGTAGCAAATCTCGGTAGAACGTATAGTGATCTTTACATGTCTATAGGGTTAGCAAAATATAGTCCAGAAGCAAGACTTATGTGGTTAAGTGATCAGGCTTCTAACAAGCGGGAAACCCAAGCTTGGTTCACAACAGACGGAGATGAATCAGTTGGTGGATATGATTCTAATGGACAATGGAACGCAAGCGCTCAGTATGAATGGCCTACACCCTGTAATTGTGATCCAGATACGGAAAATTGTCATGCAGATACAATACCATGCGGCACAGTAGGAAATACTCTTCCCCTAGGGACAAAAGTTCCTAGGGCTTACCCGATGAGAACTATAAAACGTCAAAAATATGGAGTTTCGCCGGGTGGACCGATAGGAGTTTGGGAAGATAAAAAACAACCGTTGAAGGATAACGCAAACAATATCACAGGTTTCAAAAGGAGGTGGCGTGGTGAAACTTTAAACAATTCCACGTTGCATGCTGAAAGCGCTTCTGTTCCTAATTGGCCGGGAGATGGAACCATTGGTTCTTCTATAAAATCTGGAGCTTTTGTATCTTTGGGGTTTTTCCCGCTAACAACTTTGACCGATAATCTTAGAAGTAATAACGAGGGCATTCCCGCGCTTAGGGCTGATCAATATATAGGGGTTGTATCGACCGTGCCTGTTGGCCCAAATTGTAATGAAGCTCCGCCCGGCTTGGTATTCCCCACGCCAAACGACCCAGCATTACAAAAGCCCGCGGGCTTAAAAGAGGGAGAGCCTTGCACGGGCATGTTTAAGTTTTTGCCAGAAGACAAAACTCACGCTCAATGGACTTATTGGTGTAAAGGAGCTATGAATCGTTGCCCGGGGCAAATAATTCCGGGTGCAGGAGGCGGAGACGTTTGGCCGAAAAATATGCCGGTAACATTCCCCTTAACTCAAAACCTACAGGCTTACGCAAAGAAATCAAGTCTATTACAAAAATTCGCAAGACAAAAGGGCGGAGAAGGAAATAATTTAGTTCATCCCATCTGGCAGAATCCAGACTCTTACGAGGTTTGGATTGGAATTTATAACGAACAATATCAGGATGCAGTCGCTCAATTCGATGCGGAGTTGGCTGAAGATTTCGTCGGGAAATATGGAATGTTTTACGAACAATTATCTAAAAGCTATAATTATTGCCCAGAGTATGATGTAATGTCTCAGGGAGTTCTTGACTCGACCGAAGAGCCGGTGGTGCCACCAGTTCATAGATTCCATCAAATTTCTTTGGAGACCGCAACAATTCCCGAAAGCGAAATATATTCCGGGCATAGTTATCCTTTCAAAAAAATATTAAAAGTAAATGACGGCCAATTTAATCCAGACTCAGTTCCTCCTCCTTCGGATTATTCTGCGGCGCCGCTGGCTGGCGGCAGACCTTGGGAGCGAGGTCATACAACCCTAGGTAAACATAAAAATAAAAGCGTATTTGATATAGAAGATAATGCTTGGGGAACTGCTCAGGCTAATGTTGATTGGGCTCTCGAAAATCCTTATAACGTTGGACATATAGAGCAAACATTTGGTAATGATTTGCAAAGGCAGATAATGATGTCTGATTTACATAACTTTGTTCCAATTTATTCTTATTTTGATGGACGCAGAGGTTTAAATACGGAGCTAGCTGGTTTGTTTAATAATTACGAACATTATGTAAATGCGCAAGGGCAGGGTGAATATAGTGGATACCGAGGAGGGATTGCTATTATTCCTAAACTTGACGGCACACATCCGAGCACTCATAAAGACCCAAATTTTAGGGGTAAACCTATTGCTACAGGATTTAACGGCAAAAAGATATTAGAAGTTCAATGGGGTAACGGGGAAATGCATTGGTATGATTGGGCGACAGATTTAGCACAAGGAAATATCAATAATCCAGCAAAGCGACATTTACCCGGAGGGGATGACGCCTTTATTTTCTGTTCTGAATTCCCCCAAGTGGTTGGGTGTAATGGCAAATGTACGGTTAGTGAATGTCATAATTTTTTCCAACAGGGAATAACTATATACTGGCCTGACGGCCATTGGAGAAATCCAAGCCCAAGCGCTGTAGAGGCTCCCGACGGATCTATAGATTATATTAAAGTTTTTGAGCAAGAACCCGTCGGAGTTCACCCAATAACAGGAGACCAAGTTTCTTGGGGACCTTTGGGGCCACCTGACCCGTGGGGTGGCGCTTCATCTTTGAAAGCTCCTGCTGGTTATGATAATCCGATAGGCGGTTTAAAAATTGCAGATGTTCAAACAAATCCGAAAGTATTTAGAAATGCGGAACGGAGAGCTAGAAAATGGTTCGAGGATTCTCAGCCCAAGCAGGATTGTACATTATATTGTGAAGAGAATGTGGTGGAAGATGTTTGTGAGTGCAAACCTTATGAAGAACCGAACCACGGATTCTTATCTTACAAATCTTACGTTATGAATTTAAAGCATCTGGGTAGGTATGTAAAAATTATTTACCCAGTAGAATCGACTTATAGCGGATACTTTAGTGCTAAGTCTACAATGCGTGGAACTATCGCTAAACAACAACAGGTTGTGGGCAGCCCAGATTCTAACCCGGGAAATGTTATGGGAACTAGAATAACTGAAATTGACGCGACATCTGACATTAATGCAATTGAGGAGGATTCCAACGTTTTCCATTCTAAGATAGTTGCTAAAACCCCACAAGGAGATATGAAAATATACGATTTGCCAAGCTACTATTCGTATCTGAAAGGTATGAGTCAGGATATAAGCGAGGCAACCGAAACTGTATCCGTAAGACTTGATGGGACACATTTCGCTGGTCTTTCAGACATAATGGACGCGGCTCATGGATTAAGCTCCTTTTCAATAAGCTTGGATGGCGAGGGAGTAAGCACAGATTTAACTTTTGCTGATAGACCGCCCAAGCTTCCAAAGCGAGACGTTTTATTGCAGAAACTTGGACCAAGATTAATGGATGGAAAAATATCAAAACCAAACCAAATGAACATCGCAGGAGGAGCGAGACACAATCATTAAAATATGCTAATAACTGGAGAAAAAACATTAGAATTGACGAATCAAGATAGTATGACTTTTTATTTAAAAGACCTACGTCTTGACAATCTTACTGGTGTCGCTCACGTAGGCTTTAGCGGTCAAAATCAATCTATTTTATTTAAATTTATTAGTGGTAAGATTTATGACTTTGAAGGTAGATATGTAAACTCATATAAGAAGAATGAAAGAATGTCTATATCAGGAGCATTTAATACTACAAAGTATAATTATAATATTAATAATAAATCTATTTGTAATGTGGGGCAGAAAAACAATTTCTCCATAGGTCATTTTTACGCAAAAGCAGAAAATTGTAAATTAAATGTAGACACCACCGTTTATTCTGATCCCATTAGTTTGAGTATTGATTTTCAAGATAAATTTACTTTAGGGGATACGTTAACCGGAAAATTCCAAAACCTATCTACCAATGCAGACATAACTATAAGTAGCACCGCAGTAACCGGAGCAAGCACGGGGCAATACGAAATTACATCGAGCCCAACCTCTGTTAATAGATCTGGCGCAGCAAATATTGTAGTTAAGAATATAGGGGGCAAAGAGGGGGTATTGCCTTTACAACTTAATATAAAAACTAATGCTGGAAATATATACCATAACGAAAACTTAACCGCCCAGCAACCTGTTAATTATGAAATTTCTTCTTTCTTATCGCCGCAAGGAGAAAACCAAGGCGCACTTATATCTGGGACAATGAACGACACAGCAACAGGTAATTATACTTATCTTTTGGATGTAGTTAGTGGTGATGAAAATATATCAGGCAGGACCTCTGTGAGTCTAGAGTATTACAGCGGCAAAGTTGGAACATATAATCGGGTAACAGGTGTAAGTCTATCTAGCAGTGGGAATGGGTACAATAACAACTATAACGGTGGATGGGCATGGTTAAAATTTTCTGAAGGACTTGGTACAGATGTTCGAGCCACGGGCTATATGCAGATTGTAAGCGGCCATGTTAAGGAAAGCAGGATGGAAATGCTTGAACCCGGGATTTATTTTGAATCTGTGCCGACCGTCGAAATTGTTGCGCCAGTAACCGGAACAAACGCTTATTCTGGTACGGGGGTAGCTCTAGTTGACGCTTATGAAAAAACATTTACTGGAGTGTGGGATTTTAAAACAGGAACATTGTCAAGTTTACACGATTATAGGACAAACAATTTAACCGGAGCACAAGCAGGGGTATTTTATCCGGCTAATCTGGGAGCGGCAAAATATGTAAACACAGGAACAGTGCATGCGCCAATCAAGGAAGAATTAGATATAAAAATAATAAATAACAAAACGAGGGATAAAGACTACATGTTAGCCAAGCTAACTGTAAGCGGCGGACATCCTAGCGTGAGTGATTTTTTTATTGATGAAGTTATAATAACAGGAGGTATTGACTAATGGCTTTTAACCAATCAGTATGGGACGTTGAAAATCTTAACGGTGAAAAACTAGTTAAGATGCGTATCGTTGGTTTGGCTGAAGACGTTGGTTATAGTGGTGCTTGGTGTAAAGATTTTACATTATATAGTAGGTTGTTGCTTTGTGAATACCTTGAAGGCACGAACCGTGGTAAAAAAGTTCTTGTTGAGAGACCAAGGGCTTTGTGGGTTCATGGCGGGTTAAATTCTGACGGAGATACAATTTCCTACAATCAAGGAACTATAAAATTAGGCGGCGCAAAAAAATCCGCAGGAGAAGATGAGGATCCATTTACGGAAATTATTAATCCTCCTAGAGGAGACGGAGGGGATGCGGTCCCTGTGACGGCGGCACCCGGAGACCCGAACACAGCCACAGGAGAGGGTGGGTGCAGTTCTCTTTCTCTACAATATGTTGATCAATACAGAAACGAAAAAATAATAGTTATAGATACTAGTTCTTGGGGCCAAAACTGTAAGAACGGTAAACTAATTTTAGATTTAGATGTAGCCGCAGTACCTGATTGGGTTACTGTATTTTACTCAGATAACGGTGACGAAAGCTATTCGGGGGACTCTAACGCTTTTGGTCCTTTTTGGTATGGTGATCCGGAGATGGACCCGGTGGAGCTTCAATTATTTAAGGACGGCTTTACTTGCCCAATGGGTGAAGGCGCCAACATGGGCACGAATAGGATTGAAGTTAACCTAAACGGCTCAAGAGATTACATCAAGGTTGTAATTAACCAAGGCGGGCAGGCATCAGCCGCAGCGGCTACGGCTTGGGAGTTGGATATTTCTTTCGACTCAGGACAAGGGGTAACGTCTGGTTTTTATGGGACGCCGGTTAATCCAGATTGTACTCCAAGACTAAACCCACTACCCGAAAGGGTTGAGTTTATTGATCCTGATAATATACTTCAGACGCTTGATTCAAGTCAACCGATGAAGTTAAGCGATGGAACTATTCTGTTCCCAACTACAATTGGCCAAAAGGAAACCTCATCGCAGGTTAAGGTCGTGGGAGGGTGTCCGACGGGGGATTGTGTGTGTACGGGAACAACGGCGCCGCCACAGGATCCAACCATATTTGCTTGGACAACATTTTGTTTGCCATCATTAAATCATTGTATATCTACAGGGGATGAAATATCTCTCACTTTTAGAGATGGTAACACTAATGCTCATGCCGTGACTGCGTTTGCTTTTTTGGGTGAAGCAACATGTGGAACAACCACCACTACAACGGGCGCGCCTACGACAACGACTGCTTCGGGAACTACGACAACGACTGCTTCGGGAACTACGACAACGACTGCTTCGGGAACTACGACAACGACTGGGGGAGGCTCTCTTATTCAGAAGCCAAATGGTGTTGATAACGAAATGAACCCATTTCACTGGCCAACGATAACAACTGAGTGTTATCCAATAGAATTATATGAATTATATCCTTACGGAAGAGCTTACGCTAGGCCCGCTAGGGGAAATGCTGATGGAGTTGACGAAAGTTCGTGTCATTGTTTTACCCTTCACCCCACAGTTCAAGACGCTATTGATGGCACGAGACAAATTTATATACCAACCAGCGCCGGAGAAGGGTTTAAACAGTGGGTTCTTAATCAGGGTGGCGACCCATTAGAAGTTGCTAATGCTCCTATTGGAAATGCGATGGTAACTCAAATGGAGTGGGGTTTCTTCATGAATATTGGTTCAGAAAAAATAGACCCCACTTGTAACCCGGCTAATTTTGATGAAGCTAGAGATTGTCCTCTTATGGGCATGGGGCCGAAAAATAATCACCCGCCTGTTGAAGTTGTTAGGAATCAGGGTAATTCTTCTTCAGTGTACAGTGCTTATAGAGAGGACTTTGAGGGTAACTGGAGAAAGATTATTAATACTGACGCAAGGAAATCTCCTGACTATAGTAATCAAGATCGATTTAGACCTTATTGCCCCAAGGAATATCTTGTTGATCCAATGTCGTGGGAAGGTTGTTTGGGTCCAATTACTCCAGCCTATAAGGTGGGAGACATTATTGAGGCGGTGGAGTTAGCTGAGCCTATCTATATTAGAGACCCAGACGTATTAAGGAAGGGTAATGGCATTAATTTCGCTGGGTTTGGTGCTGGTTTTGATCCGATCAATTATGAAACAACGAACCATTCTATAGTAAAACATCAAGATTTTATTATGTGGTCAGGTGACGATGGCTCCCAACATAAATACCGAGGTAGATCGCATAACTCCTTATTTGAGGGCGGAGCCGTGTCGTGGGGCTCACTGAATCGTGGGGGGAGCGCTTTTGGGGATACTGCAATCGACAGGAATGTTCCTCTGGGCAAAGGGTATTCTAATAGATTATTAACCTTAGATATACATAGGGTTAACACTTTTAATACTAATCTTCAAAACGCAGGACAGCAATTTTCATGGTGGCCTTTGTTGCAGATGGGTGATAAGGGCATTTCTAATGAAGTCTATCTGTCTGAAATGTTGGGTTGTGTTCATCCAAACGACCCGAAGTGGGCGGGTATAAACAACGCTAATTTAGCAATGAATCCAGACAACTTAAGAGACGCTGGATTTGTTGACGGCGGTGGTGATGTGAGTATAGACGCTATTAAAAGTAACTGTTCTAAGCCCACGTACGAGGATATACCATATGCGGCTATAACATATAGAGATGTTAATATTAAGAGCAGGGTAAGAAATACAAAAAAATGTAAGCCTGCTATCGACTTTACGCCTTCAACTGGATCTCAAGGTTATCAAGGTGTTGATAAGTGCTGGCTTTGCGCTCGTGGTGACGGAGTAACATCTCCACCCACCACGGCTGGACCTACGACTACGCCAACGCCCGGCACGACAACAACGGGTGGGCCAATATGTCAAGGAAAAGTCCAATGGTTCTTATGTAATGTTTGTGATGATTGTTGCGGGTGTCAAGGTGGATGTGCGCCTTTGACAATGATCAGGTTTGTCGGTGATTGTTGGGATTGGGCAACCCATGCCGATGGCGTTTATTTTACCAATTCTGGACGACTGGTCATTCCGAGGCAAGATTGTGGTGTGGTTGACGCACCCGGGAGTTCGACGCCGCCGACCTCTGGCATGTGTTGTCCTGATGGTCCCGGAGGGGACACTTGTTCTGTTTGGGGTGGTGGTGATGCTGATGCATGTCATAGAACTTTCCATGGCGCTGACGGAGGAGGAGAAACCGTTTGCATGGAGCAAAGGTACGGGGATTGCCAAGGATGGACAGGGAATAATTTACCGAACGTTTGTAATAATGGTTGTAATTTTTCTTTCCATTGTGGACCGGGAGTGAATGATAGATGCCCAGAATACGAATGGGTTGATCAAGGAGTCATGAAGACTGAGCCTTGTAATTATTGTTGGAATAATGAGATTCCAATTCCGGGGAATCCATTTGATTTATCAAAAGTAATTGACATTGATGCAGAAATAAATGAAGAATCTCAAGACTCCTCTCCTTTTTATCCAGAGCCTCAATGGCCGAACCCGAAAACGTTCTTAGTTCGAGGAATTACCCTCGAAGAAGCAACGACTAATTGTGAAGCTAAAAACGGAACATTGGTTTATGATTATGCCGTACCTTGTCAGGGGTATCAAGGCTATCAAGGTTACCAAGGTTATCAAGGTAAAGAAGGTAAAGATGGCCCTAAGGGAGCACAAGGTAAGGCGGGTCCATCCGGTTGTCCGTCTTGTTTTGAGGTAACGTGGTGCAATGAAGTGGGGGATTCAACCTGTACAACACCCTCTGCTAAGTGTTCTCTAAATTTAGAGAAGGACGTTTTTCCGGGGTGTAATAACGTAGGCTTTCCGCCAGAAAAAATAAGTGGGAAATTTTCCAAACCAGAAACATTTAGCGTTTATTATAACCAACATAGTCAATGTGCTCTTGAATACAGTAGTGACGGTGCTGGTGAAACTGCACCAGTTAAATCTGTTAAATTCACAAATAATCATAGCACCAACAGCATAGAGGTTAATGGGGAAACTATTGCCGCGGGAGAATCTCATACATTTGCTGAGAATGATGCTATAGCTTACGCCGGTTATAATACTGGAGCACAAAATGATTTTGCTAATGGCAAAACATACACGGTTACCGATGCAGGTGCACCGGAGGAATCAAATGTTTTTAATTCACCCACTACGACTACTACTACTCAATCTGGTACTTGTACGCCGACATATACTTGGACTATTTCTGGCGGATGGACTACGGGTGATGTGGCATCATGTAACGTGGGGTGTGGTTGCTCTTCCTGTGATGATACCTGTTGGGAATGTCTTGATGGTGATGCTGCGAATACTACTCATATCAACACACCCCCAGAGGCTGCAACCGGTGTGTGGGCGCCATGCACTTGCGCACAAAACGGCGGCGGGACAACAGCCCCCCCGGGAGGAACTACGGCCGCGCCTTGTACGGACCCGATGGACTACTCCATAGATGCGAGTTTGGGTTGGAACAAGGGGGAGGGGGCGCTCCTTCAGCCAGATTTAGATCTTTATGTTAAAGTTGGAGATTGTCAAGCGGTAGGTTATAGTTCTCCAGCCTTGGATCCGGATTGCTCAGTGTTCAGCGATCCATGTTGTGAGGACGGCGGCGATGGTGGTGATGGGGCTACGACCACGTGTACGACATGCCCCGAAAACGTAGCGAAACAACCCTATTCTGAAGCGAAGATTGTTAAAAGTAATAGTTCTGGCTTTTCGATGCCTTGGGATGATAAATACATCACCAAAGACATAAGTCTTGACACAGGGTGCGTATTGAAGAGCGGAGGGTGTATTGCTCATGATCTTATAAAATCTCATATGGATAATAATCCATTTGCGAAAAATTTAGCACAACTACAAGAAGAAGAAGTTTTAAACAAAGCACAAACCCTCAGTGTTATTGCTGGGCAATCAAAATTAGTTAAGGTATGGGTTCATGTCGTGTGGCATGAAGATTATCAAAATATATCTGACGCACAAATTGAATCACAAATCAAAGCTCTAAATAGAGGGTTTGGTGGAGGCGGAGGAAGATACGGATATAAACCTAGTAGGTGGCAGAACGAAACAGCTAACGCCTGTATACAATTTGAGCTAGCTGGGGTTACCAGAAAATATACTGATTCAACTTCTTTCTGGCCAGAAAATAATGCCTCTAGGGATTCAAAACCGGACCCAGTTAAGCATGACTCAACAGGCGGGTCCGACGCAGTAGATGGTCATTTTAATATATGGGTATGTCATTTATTAATGCCAGCCGGGTTCTGTTTGTATGGTTATGGTACATTCCCGAATTTTAGGGCAGATTTGCACCCGACGGGTAATGAGGATGGCGTAGTTATGGACCACAGAGCTTTCGGTGATCATACAGGAACTGTCGGCGCTACATCCGAAGGGCGAGAGGGCGATGGTTGTGATGGAGCTTATGATGGGTCGTGGGGATCTGACGCAAAAGATAGCGGTATAATTATGGTTCATGAAGCTGGGCACTTTTTTGGTTTGAGACATATTTGGGGTGATGGCGATTGTAGTAGAGATGATGGTGTAGCCGACACCCCTCTTCAGGACCAGTCGTCTGGGCAAGATTGTCCCGGGCCAAGCAAGGAAACGTGCGGTTCGCTTGATATGTACGAAAATTTCATGGATTATAGCGGGGAAACTTGTCAAAGCATATTTACTTGCGGGCAGATGAATGTAATGCATGCCAATTTAGAGATTTCACCGAATAGAACTAATTTACTTAATGGTACAACAAATTCGCAGGGTGGACTATTCTCCGGTATCCCGTGTCCGGGAGATTCGTTTGCTCAATGTGGTCAAATATCTAATACGACCGCGCCGCCGGGAACAACCACGACAACAACGGGTGGACCGGGTACAACGACTACTACCCAAGACCCGACATTGCCGGGTGGCGCTTGCGGAGAATGTAATGAGGCTGGAGGGTGGAAGTGTTGCAGAAAAGCTGGATGTATACCTTGTGATACAGATAAACCTAACGCTGGGGCACCGGGGTCTCCAGATTGGAACTGTTGTTATAAAAACCCAAATGATGGTGGAGATTTCGGTTCAGAATGCGAAATGTGTAATTCTGATTCTACTCAGGCATGTGTTCCGGATTGTTGCTGTGATGATGCTTGCTGCTTTTTTCAAGACTGTTGTCCGGACGCATGCTCAAAAGTTCAGAAGGGTTCTGACGAAGGGCAAGAGGGTGCAAAATGCATATCTTCAGGTGCAGAAGAAGATCACCCAAATTGTTGCGCTGGCGGGGAGGAACCAAAGCGTTGTGATAAATCAGAGGTGGAAGATTGTTTGTGTCCCGGTGAAACTTATTGCGTTTATAATCCCGCCACGGGACAACAAGGAACATTCACTATTGAGCCCGGCGGTGGCGATATGGCTATTGCAAGCAATAACCCTTTTGAGGCGGGCGAGAATGAAGGCGCTATACAGAGTGTAGATAATATTTCCGGAGGCGACGCTTCAGGAGAATACACTGAGGTTTCAGCTAGTGGAGGAGCGGGGTCTGGGGCAAAATTTAAAGTAGTTATAGATGGTTCGGGCACAACAGTGACAGTAGTTAGCGGCGGTTCAGGTTATAAATTAAATGATACATTAACCATAGCTAGCGCTGATGTTGGCGAGGGATCTGAAGTAAAATTTGATGTAGCTGGGGTCGACGAAGGCAAGGGAGCAAAAAAGGGTGACACGCTAATAATATGTCTTGGTCCGTGCCCCAAGAATGGCTATCAAGGGTACCAAGGATATCAGGGGTATCAAGGGTATGATGGTTATGCGAGATATAAAGGGTATCAAGGAGATAAAGGGTACCAAGGATATCAAGGGTACCAAGGATATCAGGGGTATCAAGGTTTAGACGGTTATGCTCGTTACCAAGGAGCTCAAGGTTACCAAGGACTGGATGGTTATGCTCGTTACCAAGGAGCCCAAGGTTATCAGGGGAAAGATGGCAGCGCAACCTATAAGGGTTATCAAGGCTATCAGGGCTTAGATGGTTACGCTCGTTATCGAGGAGCACAAGGTTTTCAAGGTTATCAAGGTGCCAAAGGTGAAGGTTGTCCAGCTTGCGAAACTTTCATTGGTGATCCAAACGGTAACGCTGTTCCTACTGCTGGAGGTTGGGAAGCTTTAGCTGGAGGAAAAATTAAAGCATACTTGAATAATGCAGAAAATTGCTGGACCGAAGGCGAGCCCATTTGCGTAAATCAAAACGAAGCTGGTGAAGAAAAATTTGAAGGATCGACGATATCAACTTTTGTCCCGTCTACGAAACCTGCTGGCGCACCCCAACCAACACAAGCTTACATGGAGATAACCGGCTTAGAAAGCTCGTTTAATGGTCAACTATCAGTTACTATTTGTCACGGAAGTTGCACTAATATGGGGTATCAAGGTTTCCAAGGTTATCAAGGACAAAGTGGTTACGCTACGTACCAAGGTTATCAGGGTTATCAAGGCCTTGGCGGTCAAGGTTATCAAGGTTTCCAAGGTGGAGAAGGCTCTGGTTATCAAGGCTACCAAGGTAAACCGGGTTTTGGTGATGATCCTTGCGGAGACATAGGTAACGCTGGAAATGAGTGTTGTAACACCAATTGGTGGACAGCTATGACATTCCAATGTAATATAACCGGCAAGCAAAATTTAACTATCGAAGGTGATACACATTTACAGGAGTTGGTTATGATCGGTGAACCCGGCGAGCTATGCGACAACAATCTTTTAGTCTGGAACGAATCAACCTTCTATTGTGAAACCACATTTAAAGAATGCGTAACGTTTGAAAAAGGATTTAAGTCTGATAAGCTTTCTGTTTCTGAATTACACTTCTGTGGAGGAGGAGACTGCACTGGTGGAGATGGAACACTTTTACCTTGCCCCGAAAACGCACCCTCTATATTATGGAATAATGGGGGAGGGTTACATTGGGAGCCTGTAGTTACTAGAACTATAACTATTTGTGTGGATGGAGTAAATCAAGAAGTATGCATATTAACAAGTGGGTGTGAAGGAGAGGAAGCAAATAGAGCGTTACTGGATCAAGCGGCGAATATCGGAGATACTACCATTAATCTAACGGATCAAGCTTGGGTTCAGGTCGGGGCAACCCTTTCGATAGATGCCAACCAGCATAACGCTGAAACTGTAACCGTTACTGGCTTGGGTTCTGTTTTGGTTACGGCATTAACCAAAGCTCACTCGAAAGGCGCCGTGGTTCAATTAGTTTCTAACCCAACAACAACGACTTCAACCACCACAACAACTACTTCGGGGCCGACGACTACTTCGGGGCCGACAACTACCACAACAGCAGGTCCGACAACCACAACTGTGGCACCAGCTAGATACTATATAGTAGAGCATCATATGGCATCGGTGCCCGTTTTTGACATAACAGAATCCTCTGGGTGGTCGTCTGGCGCGCTTGTGCCTGCTCAGTTTACAAGTTCATTAGTTTATAAACCTTCAGAAGATTATTTCTATAATCAATTCTGGGGTGTTTCAAACAATATAAGTTGTTATGCAAACACCACTTTTTCTTCTAGCGATCTGGGGCAAAATATAAACAAATGCGGTGGATTCTGGACGAAACAAAGACCTTCTTGGGATGTTGGAAGCTGGGTGAATTCTTGGTCTCAGGCTCCTGCGGCGGGATCTAATTGTAGTGATGTGGATGCGTGGGGTAACCCAACCGATGCCTCTTGCTGGGAAAGCAAATGGAACCCCGGCGTGTTTGTAACGATTTTCTCTGATATAGACATGGCTAATTCGGGCTTGGATTTTGATGATCTAAAATTAGGAGATGTGGTATGGGCTACAGCAGATGGGTCTGATGTAAAAACTTGTTGGACAATAACGGGTGTCGGCGGAAATAATACGGCTTTACCTACGGAATGGTCAACTTCAGATGGGTCTACGGCGGCAACAACCTATAAAGATCTTTGGGATAGCTTAAACTCTATTGGAAAAATTAATCCTTGGACTTTGGTTGCGAGCTATAACTGCTTTGCTCACTGGAGTTTCTCTACAAATACTGGCGTGTTCAAAAGCTCGCAGTATGGAAATAGTGCATCAGCCCGAAGCTCTTGTTCTGCTTGTGTTGATATGGTTGATTCTCAAGTCAACCAACCTAATGGTGAGGACTGTTCTCCGTGTAGCTTAAGCGTTTGTGATACAAATAATTTGGTTCAACCTATTTCGATTGGGTCTACATCAGTATATCTTAGGCATCATAGTGGTTTATCTGTGGGGGACTCTTTGGTTATAGATCCTTGGACGTCCAACGAGGAAACGTTTTCTATTAGTACATTGAGTGGTCTCATGACGGCGCAACGGACAAAAAGGGTTGGTATGCTTGCGACAGCGACCTCTTCTTTTGCTAAATCACATTCGGCAAATGCCGCAGTCATAGGGCTTGCCGAGAAAAATGCACTACAAAACAAATATAAAATTACAAAATGTTGTGATAATGGTTCCGACACCGTGTTAAATGTAAGCGGTTTAACTAAGGCGAGTTGCGCCACGCACGCTGATGTTTCTTGTTTGAATGATGGTTGTTGGATTCCAAATGGTTGTGTTAATGGTAAATGTTCTTGGCGGTATTCAAAGGAATCTGAAGAGTATGGAGATTGCGCCACAGGTCAGCCGTTTAAATCAGTTTATATATATTGGAATGTATTTAAGGGCGTTACCGGAAATGAATTGGGAAGATGGGAAATGAGTCCGGCTATTCCTCCTAAGGGGGTCATCTCATACTCTACTCATCGTTGTCCGTGGACGTGGACTGCGGACGAAAATAGGTCAAGCGCTTCTAATCCTTGGGATTCAACTGTAACTTGGCAATACGGAGCGAAAGTGGGGCGCGGAGGCGCAGGAAGATCTGCTTGTATTGTGAGTAGAACCGCGGCACAAGTAGTGGCGATTGCCACCACAACAACAGCTACGCCTACGACCGCGGCCGCGCCATTGCAATCAGCGACGACTACTACTACCCAAGGCCCAACGTTGCCGGGTGGATGTTGTACTCCAAAGCACGAATGGACTGATATGGTCGTTGAAGAGTTTCATTCTTGGTCCGGAGGCTTCTGTGATAATAAGAGTTGTTGTCATTGGGATGGTGGATGTATTTTAGGATCTTGTCAGGGGGTTGTTCAGACGAGTGCTCATAATGGGTTTAGATCTAATTCTCAGGTATACTTGAAAAAGGAAGATCCAAATAATCCGGGAGAATTTATTAAAACGTGCTATAGGGTGAAAGATGCCCACGCGGTCGACGCCACCACAAAATGGAGCGAAAGCCCAGACATAAGCTCAAACTGGGAAGAGTGCGGATGCCCGAGTAAGAACGGCTGCCCAGCGACAACCACCCCTGAGCCTTGCGATACCCCTGAAAAATTAGGATTAATTGTAAGTGGACATAGTGGAGAATTCCCAGCAGGAGGATGTTTAAATGGTTGTTATCTGGCATTAACATATAACAATAAATGCTACACAACAACGGTTGCTCCGGTATTTGTTCCGGGCGGCGTCACTGGCGCAACACCTAACCCTGCTGGTACAGCGTCACCAACCGTGGGACCAACTCAGCCACCACCCGTACCAAACCCCACAACCGCGGGTCCGACAACCACGACAACAACCCCAGCGCCGGGCGTTCAGGAGTATATTGGTATAGATTGCAGAACAAATCAACAAGTTAGGTTTATAGACGAATACGGAACTGCAGCCGCATATCCAAATGCCGTTTCTCATGAAATTGGTGGAGTTGAAACAATGGCATATGAAACACTGTTACTTGAAAGAGCTATAACGGTAACAAGAATGATAAACGGACAACCAGTCCTTGTCTCTTCGAGCGCGAGTATATGTGTTAATAGTTGGACTAAGACAGCGTGGACGGGGACTGCGACATTAACAGTCCTAAATAAGTGGATGGGCAAAACTTGTGATGTACTGCATAATGATGGAGATTTAGGTAATAATATTCCACATAGCTGTATGGCCCCATGGAATGGTGGAACATATAACTCGGGGAATATTATGCCGTGACGTATTTTTTGAAAATACTGTAATGATTAATAATAATAGATAATAAAAATATTATGGATAATGAATTTTATGATAGTCTTGCGAGATCTACCGGATCAAATGACGCTGAGAAGGAAAAAAATATTTTAAATAATTCTTTTTCTGAATTATCCTCTAGAACTGGTCAATCTTCGGGTGAAGTACTTAAAAATTTAAAATTAAATAATATTTGGAATGATGATATTCATCCTTCGATGGGTATGGGCTGCGGTTCTTCCGTTGTAATGGAACAGCTTATTCAAGATAATCCAGAAATGGAAAATATTTTATTACAACAAAAGGCTGTAATTACTAAAAAGTTTTTTGAAATAAGAGAAGAAGAAGTAGAAAGAGAGGTGGCTAAGGTAAATCTATGGACCGTAGCTGGTCCTCACGTCCCGGGTTATACAGAGCCGCCTTGGAGTCCGGCGCATGGAAATGATGATGTTCTTAAAATTTGCTGTGTTATTCATGTTTGTGTTCCCGGTATTGAATCAAATCCAAACCTAGTTCCCGATTCCGTGCTTCAGTCAGGCATGGAGCAATTAAATGCTCATTTTAAAGGATACAAAGAGTCTGGTCACCCAGATTATGATCCAGCTAAGTTTCCGGACGGAGCAAGGTGGGCTGATAGATACGCAGGGGACACAAAAATAGAATTTTACTGGGTTCCCGGCGATCCGAATACCCGCATCAATAAAAACTATGCTAGTGGAACCGCTATAAGCTTTTTAAATACTCAGAATTATAATGACCCTGCAAACGGAGGAAGTACTCCAGCAGACGTTAGTAAATATTGTAATATTTATATTGTTGATGGAGATTCTTCAAGTGGAGGCCCAGCCGGTTTTGCTAGCGGCCCATCAGTAGGTAACAATAAGGATGGAATTACAATAAATTGGTCAGCGTGGTATAGTAATCCTAACAGGTATAATGCGGCAGGACAACATACGATGCCCAACGAAATAACCTTGGTTCATGAAGCTGGACATTACTTAGGTCTTGCTCATACGTGGGGGCAGGAAAAGGCGGGTGATGATAATGCTCAATGTGAAAGTATAGACGATTGGGGAATTAAAGATACACCAGCGCAAAATGGGCCAAACGAGGCTGGAGTTTGCCAAGCTAATTGGTCTTGGACAGAATTTGCGAATGGTAATATGCCGGGGCTATGTTTTAATAGTAGAAATGCTACTATATCCAACGGATCGGGGGGGTTGAATTTCTCTTCTTGTAATCTTACTAGAGAGCAGGGCGCAATAAAAACTATCAATAATATTCAATCGGCCACTGGCTGGGTTGTGGGAACATACAATAATGTATCCGCTACTGGGGGCTCCGGTTCTGATGTAAAATTTAATGTAGCAGTATCAACCTCAAATCCTCCATACGCGATAACTATTACAACTAATTCTCCGACGGTGGCTTGGCGTGGAGGTAAGAATTATACAGTTGGAGATACCTTAACCATCGCAGGCAATGATGTGGGCGGCGGACCAGACATAGTGTTTGACGTTGATTCCGTTGGGCCGGGGGCGATTACCCCGCCAGCATCATGTACACCAGAGACGGACTCTTCCGGAATGTGTCTTAACCCCACGACGCATTATGAGGTTTCTAATTATTTTGATTACGGTAATTGCGCTTGCAAAGTTACATCATGGAAATTTGAGATGTACGGCACCACAAAAAAACGTCTAGTGGAATCAACTGACTGTTGCACTAGAGCCGTTTCTCATTGGAATAGGAATTCGTGTGTGAGTTCGCCAGACGACTTTAATGATATGTGGGAAAACTACATGGATTATTCTTCTTGCGCAATGATGTTTACAAAGGGGCAAAAATGGTGGATGCGCGCGGTTATTTTAACTTACAGAAAAGGATTGCTGTGCGCCGAAGCAGGAACAACAACAACTTCCGCGGGTGCAACAACAACTTCTGGTCCTTGTTTCGTGTGTGAAAATGGAGAAGTTGTATATAGGCTAGAAAAACCGGGTACAATATTAGGGGGTACGGACCCTAAAAAGGATCCAAAATCAGGATACTACAAGGAATGCGAAGACGATAAGAGTAGTGGTAGTGTGGGCATATACGAAAATGCATACATATTTTTTGATGAGGTTCAAAGTAAGTGGGCCTTAAGTCACGACTATAAACTTACCAACAATGGAATATTTGGATATCATACTAAATCAGGTAACGGGGATGATCCAACCGGGACATATGAAGATGGAGCAGGTAATCAATTTCAAGTTCAAGTGGGGCATTGCGGAACAACAACGACAGCAACACCGACATGCAAGCCTGTAGAATGTGTTGACGATCCGTTTACCCCCGGAGGTACTCAAAGTGGTAATGGAACAGATGGAACTTGGCAATTCATGTCTGATAATGGGCAATTTCCTCATTTATTGGGGGCGGGCGCTAACGTCTCTAAGCTATGGTGTGATCATAGTTTAGTTGTTACGGGTGAATGTAATGATTGTACAAAAGCTCAAAAGGGCCGCACCGCGGGGCATTCTACGTGGTATCAAAATAAATGTTATTATGTATCTGACGCAAGTACACTAAATCAATCCAGCAATAGAGAACTACCTCCAGATACCGCTGGGATTGGCTGGACAGAGGTGGATTGTTGCACTACAACTACAAGCACTGCTCCGCCGCCGGTGCCGTGCGTTGGGGATACAGAGGGTTCTGATGGCAAAAAAGACATGATTCTCGTGATATTTGCTCATGATTGGTGGGGCGAAAGCTTGGCGGATGATTTGCAGGTTAATCTTAATGGCACACCAATTGGAAAAGTTCCTTGGGCAAATAAAAAACCTAGAGTGTACAGAAATCAAGCTAACCGAGGTAAAAATGGAGCAATATTCATAGGTAGCACGGACACTTCGTTAGGATTTGACCAAACTCTTAAGGGTGGAATTACCGCAAACGGTCCAAGCGGATTTTGCAGCAATGCTCCCTGTCAGCGTTATGAATATATATATCTTAGCGGAAGGCTTGCTGATCAAACTGTATATTATTTTGATCCAGATATTTTAAAATCTGGGAAAAACTTTTTAACCGCGAAAAACGTAACGAACAAATATGGGGCTCTCCGGTATATGGAGGTTTATTTATATGAAAAAGATTCAACAACAGGATTATTAAAAGAAAATTGTTATGTTACATCATTAAAGGTAGATATCTGGGCGGATGATGATTGGCCAAAAGATTGGCGGGAAGACTGCAATAACATGACTGTCGCCGGACCGATTAAAAAAACTCAAGGGAATGTCAACACTCAACAAACGGGTGTTTCAACGTCAGTCACAACCTTAATAGGCAAAAGCACTGCGCGTAAAAACGAAGACTGCGGCGCTTGGCTTGAGAACAATTTCATATTTAAAAACCTTTACAACCCGGTCAATCCCGGTAAAAACAATGGAATTAGTCCATGTGGTGGATGCCCGATAGTTTATGAGGTTGAAGTTAATGGGTTTATGTCTAGCGGTAGCCCTGCCCAAAATGGTGATAAATTTTCGTTGAAATTTTTTCCATGGGGTTCAAGAGGTACGACTACGACACCCGCTGGAAGCACTGCTACCACCCAATGCCCCCCAAAAGAGTGTGCTGGCATGAATTGTGATCCAAAATTAGATCCAATGTGCGTTGATCGCACTGGGCAAGATTTTATTGTAACAGCAGAATATTTGGGTGATGATGATAAATCCGCCAGTAATCTTGCGGATTTGATAGAGAAGGCCGCGCCTGATGATTATCCATTATGCACGTCCGTAAAGGGTAATGTGGTTACAATCGTTGGACCGTATGATGGGTACGGTTTTGACTTAGAAATATCTTATTGGCCAACCAATAGCGGGTGGGTTCAAGCAAGCCCCCCTGCGGGCGGGGTGAAGCCACCGGGTCACGATTCAAGATCAACGAACTTAATGGTGGGACAACCATTTGTAGGAAACAAATACGCTTGGACTTATAAATCAACTGTAACTAAACATGTACCGGGACAATATACACCGAATGGAAAACCTGTGGTAGCCCCGTATAAACAAGGCGGATCAGGTGGATGGCCTGCACGTGCGCCGCAATTCGGGCATAGGTGGGGTCCGGGATCTTGTCCGGACAACGGAAACTGGGTAACTCAAACTATAAATAACGAGGAATCTATAAAAAATGCTGAGTGCAGCAACTCAGGATCGTCGTGTGAGCTTACTTTTGGACCCAATTCAACTGTCCGTTGGCACCCTCGTGGTCAGGCTATGAGTGGGATATTTTATATTGGTCAATATATGACTCAATACAATAGTGAATGTGAGAAGACAGAAATTTGGGAATGTTGTGCTACAACGACTTCAACCACAACAACAACTACGGGCACGACCACGCCCCCCACCACACCCCCTACAACTCTTTGTTATGAGTGTCGTGGTTGCGCACCATACTCTAATAAAAAATGGTATACCTCTTTAACTATTGATCCGTGGGCAAGTATAGCAAACATGCAAACGGCGTTAGCTGCGTGCGCGACACAATTGATAACGGATGGTTTACCCGCAGCAATCTACGGCACCCAAGCCTGCTCTGTTCATAAAATAAATCAAGACCCCAAGTATAATGGAACTCTTGCTGGTCCTTGTCCTACCGTAACTACGGTTGCACCTCCGGTTACAACTACGACACAAACTACGGTGCCTCCTACCCCCTGTAATCCGAGTCTCGAATGTTGTAGCTGGGTAAATTGTGCGCATGTTTGTGACAACAGTAAAAAGGGTGTAGGGTGTTTAAGTCAAATATCTAAAGCGGGGATGAATGCGATTCTGTGGATATCTGGTGGAAATGTAATGAATGACATTGACCATGGGATGGTATTAACTGTAAACGAGGGTAAAAATAATGAAGAATCTGTGACTGTTATAGATGTTCAGTTAGATCATATAAAGGTAATAAGTACTATTTTTGATCACGAAATTGGCGAGTGTTTGAATATAAGAGGAATGCACTTTAGGACTCAAGGGGATTGGAAAGAGGGTCAAATTTGTCATGATGATAGTGACGGTTGGAATCGTAATCACTCTCTTTCGAATTTTGGTAATACACCTAAGCCTCACTTTAATCCTACTCCTAATGACGGAAGCGGGACTTTAAACTTTGAGCCGTGTAGTTTTGATGGAGTAGATACAGTAGATTGTCATGGTACTATATATACATCTAACGGGTTGTGCCTTGATACTTCACGTATGATCGGTGACTATAATTCGTGGGACACTCGTATCAATATGGACGATCTGCCATACATAAAGGGTATCGGTGAAAATTGTGGACCAGAAGCAAACGATACTTGGACATGTCCTACAACAACAGTTGCTCCAACAACTGCTCCACCCACAACATCCACAACCCCTCAGGGGCAGCACTGTTATGAATGTTTCCTAGATGACACCCCGGGTGATCCTAACAGCGGTGGATGGTCGGGCTGGTATTTCTGGGGACCTGCCAACCTGCAAACCAGCGACCCCCAAGGGTGTGACGAGTGTAAGAACCTTTATCTTCAGAATACTGGTAAACCTTGGGTGTTGCCTTACACTTGTGGTAATAACACAATTGCATTTCAACCTCGTGACGCTTCGCTTTGTTTAAATCAGGCGACAACGCCACCGCCGCAGGATTACTGCGTGCAATGCACAAATAGCTGTCAGGAAGGTTGGTATATTAAATTGACTTATAATCCTTTGGATAAACCAAGACAAGCTATTATAGCGTGTCGTGAAGCTTGGAAGAGGCATTCACGGCAACAACAGCACGACGCTTGTATGTGTGACGGTTCAGCGGCTAATCCGGCGTGGGGGATGCGAGCTATTGAAGATGAAAACGAGATTTCATCACGGTCTCAGGTCGTCTCTGTTGGCGGGTGCACGTGTGCCATTGGAAGCGATTGGGTAATGGGTCAGGCATATGGTAATGAGCCTGCCAGCAGCGCGTGGTTTCCTGATTCAAATAATCCAAATCTCGTACATACTCTAATTGTCGAACCCGCCAATTGCGCTTGCACTCCGGGGACAACGCCGCCACCAATAGGGCCGTGCTGTTTTCATGCCGTTGGGCGCTTTGGTCCGGACTGTAGATTAATGACTCAGGCGCAATGTCTGAGTTGGGGCGCCAGCCCGGGCATTCTTGTCGTAGATTGGAAAGGTGCGGGCAAAAAATGCGAACACGTAGATTGTACGAATAGAGGGAGGCCAACTGAAAAGGGCTTGTGTTGTAAGCCGGTGTTACCTCCAACCACGAACGGTCGAGGTGCTTGCTGCGTGGAAGACGTTGATGGAAATGCGGAATGCCACGATAATCTCACACAAAAAGAATGTCTAGATGATAAGGCGGGTGTTCAATGGACTCAGGGGGCTGTATGTAGCGCGAATCCGTGTAACAGGTGTCCTAGCTGTGACAACGCGCAACAGAATGGATGGGAATCGGAAGAAAAATGTAAAGAATTTTATTGTGGTGACGGGGTCAATGGTTGTTGTGGGGGAGGAACGAACGAAAACGAAAACGAAAGCGAAAATCCTTTTAGGGTTCATTTAATAAATGGTTTCGGTGGGGAGAATCTAAGGACCGAACGGTGGCCTTCGTGTGAATTATGCGATCAAGAATATCCAAACGACCTCTTTCTAAACAAAGAAGAATGTAAAGCGTCTGTTTGTATTAGCGGCTTGGCGCTTCCTTGTTGTGAACCTGTTACTACCGCCGCACCGCCAGTGGGTGTACAAGGGGACGGGTTGAGCGATTGTGTCGTTTTAACCAAGCAGGAATGTGAAGAGAGGTATGGTGTGGGTAATAAGTGGATCGCGGGCATAACTAATGTAAACAAAGCGGCTTGTGAAACGTTATGCGGTGACAACGTACCTGAGCATTGTATAGAATGTTTCGCCGCAAGCCCAACAACAAATATGGTTTCATGGAAAATAACAACCAAATTTACTCTTCAAAATTGGAATAATAGCGATCCAAATTGGAACTTGGCTATTCAAGAATGTAATAAAGCCACCCCAGCTAACGTAACGGTGACGGGAGGAGCGGTCAGCGTTAAAGACTGTGGCGATCCTCCTGCCGGTGGTGATGCAGAGTGCTGTATTCAATGCGCGAAGAAAGAAGATTGGTGGGACAATGCCGGAATCAAGCATGAATATAAGGTGTGGCATATTAGCAGTAAGATCGTTCCGGCGGGCGGAGTAGTTATGGATTCAGCTACACCACCAAATTGCACAGTGGGAAATATAGATCTCATCAAGGAGGCTTGCGCGGCGGCTTGGCCAAGTCCACCGAGCAGTAAATATCCTTGGGGCGGAGGCGTGGTCGGCGGACCCTTGACGTTCCCAAATGTGCCTTGGCAGGGAAATGTAGGTGGGGCTCAGGCCTCGACTGGATTTGGATTTGTTCCAGACTGGCGTTGTGATATTATCGCACTACCTTTACCGGTGGCAACCACTCCGGCGCCAAGACCAAAAAAATGTATTCAAGTGATTGGCGTTAAAGATAGTAACGCTAGACCTGACGCGAGCAAATATAATGGGGTTTATTATTCTAACGATGTAAATGGCACCCATTCAATTTATTATCATTTAGATAATTGCCCCGAAGCATCGTTAGGCCAAAACAACACCACTGAATGTATGTGGGTTGTTGAACACACTGTTTTTGGCTGGATGGGGGCAGATAATTCCAACCTTTATGTATGGGCAAGAGATTATGACAGCGGGCTTATGCCTGAGCCGGTTGGGGTCAATTTTGTTAATGAAGATGGTAGTCCAATTGTGGTTGAGTGGTGCCCATCATGCGAACCTCTTGTTGAGATGGAGGTGGCCGTACAGCAAATTGCATCTTCTGAACCGTGTCAGGTTTGCACTGAAGTTGGTATGTCCACGCTTCCTAATTGGCAGGTAGCTGGTTACAGCACGCTTCAGGAATGTAAGGATGATTATTGCGACCCTGTATCAAACAACCTGCCAGCAAGCCTTCAGGAAACAAGCTGTTGCGCTGGCGGTACGACTACAAGCACTACCCCAGCACCGGGAACAACTACGACGGCGCCGGTTGGTATGTGTTGTTTCCTTGCTGGTTCTTCGCAAACGCTGGGGTGTGGTATGATGACTGAGGCGCAATGTAACGATATGAATTCCCACAATGATACTACTGTATTAAGTTGGATTGCTGGAGAGAATAACTGTGTCGGGTTTGTAGATAAATGTAATGCTGCGACTACGACTACAGCCGCAGGGACCACTACAACGACGGCTTCTGGGACCACTACGACGGCTTCTGGGACCACTACGACGGCTTCTGGGACCACTACGACGACTACTACAGCAGCACCAAACAATATATGTTTAACTGCTTCTAATGCTGTAACTTTCTCTACGGTTAATGGTGTTAATAGTTATATTTTTGGAGGATCTTATGGTAGTTATAAAACGACTACTGGCACATATGTATTGACAGGTGTCCCTTCGGCTCATCCGATAGCAATATTGAACAATGGAAAAACATCTCAAATATCTTATACTGGTACAACTAGTCAGGGGACAAAAACCGCCCTTGATGGAAACTCATATCAATATTTCTATGGTGATATAACAATAACTGTTAGTTCAAACTATGGAACTGTAAGTTATGAATGCTGGAATCATGGGTATATGGGAGGTCAAAACAACTTGTCTTATGACGCAAGCTGCACGCAGCCAACAACGACTACGTCTGCTCCTCCTTCTACAACGACCACTGAAGACCCCGGGGGCGGAGGCGATCCTAATTATCAAGTTCGAGTCTACGATGGTTCGTGCGTGGCGGGCTCCATTGAAATATGGGACGATGCAAACGCTATCGGCCCCCACAGCGTTGGAGATTTTGTGTCATCTACGAGCTCTGGGTATTGGGTATGTGCAGAAATTCTGAGCACATCTTCCTTGAGTGGTACAAGTACCATAACCATGGGTGGCTTTAGTGATTGCGCTGATTGCCGAGCTTACGACGAGGGCTTTTAATGAAGATAAAATGGAAAATAAAAAATGCCGCCAAAAAAGCCCATAAATCAGCGTGAAGAAAGAGAAAATCTTCATTATATATATAATCCTTCTGGACCTTGGCATTATTACGACGCCATAAGGTGTTGCGATGGTGCGCAAGTTAAAATTTACGATGCTTATTGTGCGATGTGTCACGACAACCCGATGGGGAATTGGACACAAGACCCTGCCTATGCGTACATAACATATTCCGGTAACGATCCAGCCGGGGGTCAGTATTGTGGTGGTATTGATTGTTGTGCTAAAATAATTAGCGAAGGCTTAGACTACTTAATGGGCCCAGACAGTTATGGTCTGGCTTACTATGGGCAAGGATTTGGTGATTGTGAAGATGGACTCAATGACGAATGGGTAACCTTAGGTGGAACCAACATTAATTGTGATTGTGGTGGAATAAGCACTACCACCGTGCCGCCAACTACGACAACCTCAACAACCACAACTACTCCTCCGGGGGATTGTAGTTATACAGTTGAGTTTTCTTTGGGGTGGCCGTGTGGAACAACATCAACTACGACTACGTTGCCGCCAGATTGTAGTTATACGGTTGAATTTTTATTAGAATGGCCATGTTCTGCTACTACGACTACTACCCCGTGTCCGCCAACATTCCCTAAACCAGTTATTCCTCCTTGTGGTGATGATGGTGAAGATTGTAATTGTGAGGATGTAAGGGAGCCTGTAGACCCTAATGAAGAGTGTCCGGAGTGTAATCCTTGTACGACAACGGTTGCTCCGCCGCCTACATAATGAGTCATCGTAATTTAATTTATTCAAAAAGTGTAATTATTGAAGAATATATATAAGAAATGAGTAAAAAAGAGCCAAAAATAATCTTGCCATGGAACGACCCAGTAGACGATACTGGTCGGCGTTGCTCGACCTCTTCTTATATTAAAAAAATATACGAAAACTACCCAGAAGAATCAAAACAATTATATATACAAAAAGAGCTAGAATCCTTAGAAAGACTTAAAAAAGTAAGAGAAGCAAGAGAAAGTGACATTTTTGGTTTATTTTCATCTCAGCAAACGGTTTATAAGGTGTGTTGTCATGTACATGTTTGTCTTTTAAATCCGGGAATCTTGAGTGATGCGGAAATCCAAGCTGGCATAGATAAAGTAAATGAAGATTTCAGAAAAACGAACGCAGACATTCCGGCAAGGTGGGCTAGTAGGGCTGCAGATGTAGGTATAGAGCTTGAATGGGATCCGTCCACAGGTAGAACAGATGTTTCTGCGCCTATCACCGGCTACCCTATAGGTGATGAGATTAAAATGAGCTCGCAAGGTGGGAGTGACCCCGTGGGTGGAGCAAGCACTAACGAATCAAACACAACAGTTTTAAATATATGGATTGGGCAAATATATAATCCAGCCAACCCAAATTCAATTCTTTTTGGTTATGCATCATTTCCATCATGGCACCCTCAGAACTCGACTATGGGTGCCCCAATCCAAGGCGTGGTCATAAATCTTCAAAGTTGGAAAAAGGGCACTGTTGCGGGTGGCATAAATGGCTACGACGAGGGGAGAACCCTTACTCACGAACTTGGACATTTTTTTAATTTACGACATATATGGGGTGATGGCGATTGCCAGCAAGATGATTATGTTACGGACACACCTCGTCAGGGCTACGATCATACTTGGTGTGGTTCTAGTACAGCGGGAACAGACGGCTGCGGTGCGTGGCGTGACCCCGCCCTAGGGACTCTCTATTGTCCGGGAGCAGATCCGGATACGGGGGTTAATTCAAACAGTTGCATGCATGAAAATCCAGATGAATATGACATGTGGGAGAACTACATGGATTACTCAGCCGATCATTGTATGGGGTTATTCACTCAAGGTCAAGCGGACCGAATGAGAGATTGCTTGGAGAATTATAGAGCTCCAATGATTTCATACTGCAATGCAACAACTACTACGACTGTTGCACCGACAACGACGACGACATCAACAACGACGACAACGGTCGCGCCAAACTATAAAGGATATAGTCTACAGTTGTGCGCGAACCAAGGCTTCTCGTGTAGTGGAGTCGCCCCGACCGGGGAAGTATCAAACAGAAAACTATCACAAGACGCCAGCACCCTTATTGGGGTTATAGATTTAAATATAGGTGACGTTATTAAAATTGCTGGGGTCGCTCACCAATGTTGTTACGAAGTAACCCAAGAAATAGCTTTTACTGGTCAAGGTGGTTATTGGGACGTAGACTCAAACTGTAATGCTTGCTCCTCTGGGACCACTACGACGGCTTCTGGGACCACTACGACGGCTTCTGGGACCACTACGACGTCTTGTCCTTCTGGGTGGAATGGCTCAAGTACTGGGTCCGGTTGTGGGCATAACCAAACTATTACGCTTCAACATTTTTATAATGCAGGGATAACCAATTTTCCTACTCAAACTATGATTGTCAATCATATTCAGGGAATGGTGGATACTTGGATTGCAAATAATTCAATTTCAAACGACCCATGTTGTTGGCAGTGGGGGTACAAAAGAGTAACGGGGCAGTCTTGGCTTATCCATCATGAAGTATATATGTGTCCGCTATGTACCGGCTCATGTCCTCAAGTGTGCTCACCGGCACTGCGTCAGGGTTGTCATAAAAGAGTATACTCTGGCACTAGGGTTTGCGATGGACAGCAAGTAACTTTTTGTGACAATTATGGAACCACAGGAGAGGACTGTCATGGTGCGTGTGAAGATACCGGCAACGGCGATGACTGCTTTGAGTGCGTAAAGATCGGGGGCCAATGCATTGGTAATATAAGCGTTACGAATCTTGATTGTGATAATGCGGATGTAATACAAGACCACTGGATGGGTAATAGTTGTAATGATATGACTGGCGCGGGTGATGATTGTGAGTGTGGTGGGGCCACGACAACAACAACCGCAGCGCCGACAACAACAACCGCGGCGGGAACGACAACAACCGCGGCGGGAACGACAACAACAACCGCGGCGGGAACGACAACAACTCCAGATCCTTGTCCATGTGAATGTTGTGGGGCAAATAACTGTTATAGTCAAACATGGACTCCGGGGCTAGGGGGATGGGGGAATAGTGCCTGTTACCCACCCGGTCAGTGTCCGCCGCAGGCCCAACCCGTTAAAAAATGGCTTAATAGTAATGAAGGTATTAATGCTGGTGATATTCTTTATGCACACGGCGCTGGTTCAGTTCCGGGTTGTGCATTGGAGGAGGCGCAACAATCGGTGACCACGTATAAAGTTATAGACAGTAATGATCCGTTCTGGAATCATCCGATCCAGTCGCCGCCCATTACGTCACACAAGGGTACGGATTCGGCGTATGGTGATTATGTTTGGATCTCCACGGATACTGCTCCAGAGTACGCAAGTTTCTACCCCTGTTTGTGTTTGGTGTCCCCTGTTTTTCCGTGTGATCCATGCTATCGAACAGCGACAACAACTACTACGACTGTTGCACCGACAACGACGACGACAGGAACAACGCCGACCCCTTTGGTGCAGAATGGGTGTCCTGATTTAGATTTATACGTTAAGGTGGGTAATGATCCTACAGTATGGTGGGACAACATGAACGAAGGCGCTATGTCTCTTAATGTAGATGCTCATCCTGATTGTGAAGCGGCGCCTCCAAGCCCTGAGATTGCTACGGGTAGTTATACGGAGGATAAAACTTTCAAAGTTTGGTATAATCAGTACTCTGATTGTGCTCCTCAGGTTAACCCCGCAGATCTGACTAAAACTGCTAAATTTACAAACACTGGACAAACGGGGTGTATAACCGTTAACGGGCAAGAGGTGCCCCCGGGTGGGGTAATAACTTTTAATTGGAATGCGTTCGCTGGTTTCAATACAGCGGAGCAAGATGATTATGCTGGTGGTAACGAATTTATTGTGTTGTGTTGTGATCCGCCGGTCGTGGTGACGACAACCTCAACAACCACAACTGCTCCGCCGGGGGATTGTTGTCTGAGGTGTGACACGGACGCAGGAAGTTACTATATAAGCGCAAATTCTTCGGACCAAGGTATAGAAGCGGGTGATCCGTGTACATTTAATTGGAGCGTGCCGATTGAAACTTATATAGATCTTTGTCAGCAAAATAACCCAAACCCTGCAGACGCTGCATTTGACGCGGCATTAGTTTCGCAATCAAATTGTAGCGGTGAACCTACAAATAGGTGTTGTGTCGATGTCTCTGGTTTCACAGGGTCAGATTCACAGTATAATGGAACTTATATAAACGAGGTTTTGCCATGTTACCACGCCACAAACCCCTGGCCTTATCCAGCGGTGTTCAACCTTATGAATCATGACGGTACGGTTAATGGCGCTATTAAGCTTGAGTCACTTGATATTGGTGTCAAAAAGTATTGGGCCATAACAAACGGAAATTACGTGGCGGCCTCCATTGATTACATGCCTTTTTTCCCCGTCACGTCGCCCATCTTCCCGTTTCCCGTGGGATTAAATATGTGTCTTGGAGCAAATTTTGGCGCTGCGGCCAATTGTCCGAACAACGGTCCGATATCTGTTACAGCGAACGCTAATTGTACAAACAGTACCGGTGATCCTGATCCATCCTGTCCGAGTGGATATGATTACTTTAGGTTGGAAACTTGTTGGCCTGAGGAGGGCTGCACCTACTATACTAAGGAGTGTAAGGATAATCATAGCGTAGGCTGCCTAAATAATCAAGCTTGTAACCATGGATTGGTCACAATCCCGGGTGGAGATACGGTTTGTGCTAGTGCCTACCCCATATCAGAGGCTACATATAATGCTTCGGGGTCAACTTGGGTGGATACTACTGGTGATTGGACATTCTATAATTGTCTATGGAGCGGATGGAATATAAGTGATTGTTGTGATTATACTTCAGTTACGTGTATGCCCGGACAAACAGCGGGAGCATGCCAAAATGATGCGGACGATTCTTGCTGTGGAGAGGAAGGGGTTAATGCTTGGGATTCTGTAACTAGTTACAGTGTCGGCGCTGTCGTATGTTACCAAGGGACGAGTTTTGTATCTCTAACTAACAACAATTTAAATAATCCCCCCATAGACACAAATGACCGATTGGACGACACAAATTGGAGACATGCTGAAGCTGAAGATTGCCCACAATAATGAAACTTAAAGTATATAATTGGGATGTAGAAATCAAGGAAGAACCCAACATTCATTACCCCAATGGCTGTTGGAAAAATAAAAGAATATACATATACGATCCAGAACAAAGAGTCGAGCGTGACGATATATCAAACATAATACAATATATGTATGACGAAGGATTTTTAGAAGACAGAAGAACAGAGTACGAAGTTATTACAGAAGCTTAACTTTTTTTAACAATAGTGTTTAGTAAAAATTAAAAAAATGTGTAATAATTTTTAGGATGAAGTATATGTCTGAATATGAAATTATGAAAGTCCTAGAAGCCCTAGACAGGGAATATGTTATTCAGGCAAAAAATAGTACGAGCGTATCAGAAAAGAAATTCGCCACAAAGGCTCACTTCGTAATAGGCAGCATAAAAAGAGAGTTCGAAAAAAAATTTACTGATAAATAATTATTAATATTTATTCATCTTGCGGTATAAACCTATTTAATCGTCTTAATTCTCTCTATTAGTTCAAACATTTTAAACTTCGGAATGTCGTCTACTCCTTTAATCTTCTCCAGCCCCTCAAATTTTTCTTTGACGAGCTTCTTTTTAACTGATTCAAATGTAATCGACTTTTCCTTCATAACCTTCTTTAAGAGGTAGCTGGGGGAAGTCTGGTTTTCTTCAACCGCTGGAGTAGGAGGGGTGTAGGAAGATTTTCCAGCGACCATCTTGGCCAATTCTTCTTGAGCTACGATATTAATTCTTAGAAAATTGCGGACACAACGTACGAATGATCTATTTTCTGCGCATGCAGCCAAAAACATTTGGCCAAAGCCACTGGTATTTTGTGGGGATGCGTCACCTATTGCAGAAAATGAAACTTCTTTTCCTTCGGTTTCGTAATTAGGAATCCAACTGATTGTGCATGTGGCAACCACATAATCCGCACTAGGCGAAACCACGGAATATTTTACGTCAGTAAAGCCGCGGATTTGGGCAAGTTCTTTGATGCCTCCTAGGAGAATGATAAGTTCATAGTCATTTAGTTTTGATACGTCCGTTTCTTCTGTGCGCTGCCTGTTTGGAACAAGCCACTTGTTATCTATCATTTTTCGCCAATCAATTAGGCCTTCTTCTGAGAATTTGTAATCTACATCAGTCAGGAGACCTTCAGCGTTTCTTTTGATTTTTTTTAGCTTGCTCATACTTAAATGATACGACATATTTATATATTGTCAAGACATTAAGTTCTCTTTAAGACCCTTAGAAACGGTAAATCTATCAGCAAATCTGGATCATTTTTGAAACTAACAATCTCTTGCGAAGAATTGATGGCGATCTTATTTTTCCAAGCGTGTTCGCTGGGGAAGAGCATTCCTTTGTCTATGATAATTTTATTTGAAATATAAAATAAATTTTCACAATCTTCTCCTTTTAATTGATCTATCTCCGCCATTTCTTTTACTTGGTAATTGAGAATGGGGTCGTAATCCATATAATTTATCTTTTTACTGGTCAAGTCCTCTTCTTTAAGGAATGATATAAGCGTTACATTTATAGCCAGCTTGGTTAAGAGAGAAACGAAGTCTGGGTAATCTTCCGACTTTATCACATAATAGAACTCGCGGATGTTGTGTTTGGTTGCCAGTAAAACTTCTCTAGAGATGGGCTTGTCCGCGTAAATATCGTAGGTCATGTGTTGGCACTGTCTCAGCATGAAGTCTTCATCATGATTTAAATCCATCCTTATCGACGCTTCGTTTGTCTCTAGAATGAAGGGCGGATAATCGTCAGGTATGACATCAAAAACAGGGGTATTTTGGTCGTAGCCTTCGCCGAAGTATAGCGTCTCGTACTGAAAGTCAAATGTTAGGTTAAACTTTTCTAGTATCTCTTTTGCAATCTGCTCTGGTTTAATGGAGTTTATTAAGCTTGCGTCCTCCTGCGTATTGAATGAGGGTTTTTTTCCGTCTTTGTAAGATTCTATATTTGATAATTCATCCTCTTTCGCCCAGTAAGGTTTTACGTTTTGTATGTATGTGTTTGAGTACAAGCAAACCGTTTTCTTGTTATAAAAAGATGACAAATCCGTAAAGAAGCTACTTTCACCAACGCACCCCAAGCTCCTGTTAATTATATAAGCTGACTGATTAGGGTCGAACTCAGAAACTTTGTACACGTTTTTAAAACTATGAGAAGCGTTAGACAGATGTACAATATGGATACCTTTTTCAGAGAGCTTCGGGTGGATTATATCTATAACTTCCTGAAAATATTTATATCTAAAATTTGCAAGGACTATGTACTTGTCAAAAGGTAATGGATAAAATTTACCATATATGTATGGTTTATCAATTTTTGCTCCGCTACTTAGCGCATATGACTCTAGTATGTGCATGTTATGTTAAGTTAAAAGCTATCTTATCTTTTCCGTTATGTGGGAAAGTTATCATTCTCTGGGTATTAACATGAGGCAAGAAGGCTATTTCAAAATAGCCGTCGTGATCTCCCCTTCCCTCTAACCAGAAAAGGTTGTCCATTTGGGGAGAGTATTCTAAGACCCTATGAACATGGGGGTTCCCGTCTAGGACAGGGAAGAACGCTTTTTCTGTAGCAACGTAAAGATTGTGGTCTGGGTACTGCTCTTTAATAGATTTGAATAAACTCGTAGAAAGGAAAACATCTCTTTCTGTTCTTGGTATAACGTAAAGGATTCTGCGTCCTTTATCATCATCTGACAGCATATCTTCTATGCTAATCTTTTCTTCTTCCTCTTCGTTTTCTGGGAAATCATAATTCGTGAATGGGCAATCGTCTAGAAACTCTTCGAGCTTTGGCCCTATTGAGTCTATAGAATAATTTTCTAACGTCCAATCCCTAGCTTTTTTTCCCATGTCTCTAATTTTGTCTTTGGACATGGAGTATGCTAGAAATAATCCTTCAGCTATAGATTCTGGATCAGTTGATGCCTTTATGAACTCTGTTCCGGGTTCACGGTATTCAAACCACTCTAGCGGTATGGAGTACGCATCCTTTTGGCACATTTCTTCTCCACAACTATAATTGGTAACCAATGTTACAAGCTCTGTAAGCTTAGCTTCTTGTATGGGGATCTCTTGGCCTCCTGATGTAAATGGGTGTACGTAGACATCCATTATATTGTATATCTCATTCAGTTCTTTTTCTGTTACGGCGTTTTGTGGAGATATTGTGCTCATGGATTTTTTTTCTCCACAGAAGGGGCACTCCACACCTAATCCACGGAATTGTCCAACGTCGTAATTTTTACAGGAGTCACATACATAAGTGCAAATTATTTCTTTGTGTGAAACTCCAAATTCATCAGCCCTTTCTAAGATGTTCCAGCCCTCGCCAAAGTCTGTGTGAAGATATAGGAACGTAGGTCTGACGGGTTTTTGCTTTTCTTTCCACAGCTTATACCCTTGAAGAAGATTGGGAACGGATTTTCTAAGTTGGTTTCTAAAAACAAAGCCAATTATAAATGAATCTTGGGGAATGTTTAAACTTTTCCGGCGTAACTCTCTTTTTTCGTCTGAGAATCTGTAAAAGTATTGGCTCTCTATCGGTCCGTGAACCGTTTTAACATGGTTATGTCCGTGCTCATGAAGTGCGTTAGTTGCAAAGCTTGACCAAACCCAGTAATTTTCGACTTGATCTCCAAGTTGAACTGCGCTTGGTAATATGGGCAGTGAGTCTAGTGTTGTCCAAAATACTGAGGAGATTTTATTAAACCAAGGCTTCTTTACGGCAAAATCTATACCCCAAATATCTTGCGCTGCAATATAAATATCTGGTTTTTCTGAATTTATTACTTCGTCAAGGCGGTAGTTTCCGTAAACAGCGAGCTTCATCGCCTCTTCGTCTTGCTCTATTTTTTCTACCACAAATGGGTCGGTAGGTATTGCTCCTATAGATTTCCAAGGTGTACGAGAAAGGCTTGGGTTATTCTCTCTCATCCCAGCACAGTAATGTACTATATCGTATTTATTTGTTTTGTATAAATAACTGAGAACGGCTTTGGCGTTTCTGCCAAAGCCAGTCTTTGCAAGGCTAAAGTCCGTTTGGAATAAAACCTTCTTTTTTTTACCAGAGGTCGTCATCTTCAACTTGATCTTCCGAAACCGAGGGAGGCGGAGGCTCTTCGTTTACAAACGACTTCTTTGTGACCGAGGCTTGATGGCTAGCGTCGGTAATTTTGAAGCTTTCGTGTAGTAAAAATTTCAAATGCTCTCTGAGTTGCAGAGTCTCAGCGTAGTCAAATCCAATAATGAAACTAACCTTGTTGGTGGAATCTTCCTTGGATTCTTTGGTTACTAGGTAGGAGAAACCAATTTGTTTGTTGTCTCTCAAATAGGGAGCAAACTTATATTTTACAATCTGATTGCTGCCGTGGTAACCGTTGCATTCTTCGTTTTTTTCGATTGAGTTAATGAACCCAGCTATTTCTTTGGGGCTGTATTTCACATTAACCTTGAATTCTGGCTTATCCTTATGGAATCTCCCTATCTTCTTAGAGCTATCCCAAGAAGCTTGCTTCATTAAGGTAGAGAAAAAGGAGTTATCTCTGTAATTTAAGTAAAAAGAACAAGCGGTTCCAGTTACTTTGGCGTTTGGTTTGTAGAAGTGTATCATACTGTTATTATTATAGGGGGTTTTTTAGTATTGTCAAGAGTTTTGTTCTATTACTTTGTTTAATTCTTCAACGGAGCCTTCGTATGTGTGTGTGCCTATGTGATTTAACTTAATGCTAGGGTCAACATATATTTTACCACCAATTTTTTGCCATCTTCTGCAAAACGTATAGTCTTCTGAGAGGTAGTTCCTCCAGCCATCCTTTTCTTCGATCATAACACCGAATAAATCATAATAATATTTATTTTTAATTTTTTCAATCTCCACGCTTTCTGCGGCCAGCTTAGGGTGGTACTGTATTTGGCCAGTGGCATGGGCTTTTGTTAGGTCACACTTTAAATCTTCATTTTTTTCAAAAAGCTTTAAAAACGTATTGCGATTTATCATCATAAATCCTGTCCCTGTCCATTCAACCTCGACAAGCACCTCCTCGTTTGAGGATTTTTTAGGTTTTACTACATAACTTGGCGGAAGATTTTTAAAAGGGTATGCTCCACAAACAACATCTTTGTCGTGATATAGTAGTTTTATGACATCCAACGCGTTAAATTCAATGTCTGCGTCAATAAAAATTAAATGCGTCTTTTCCGTGGACATATACTGGGAAACAATTTTGTTTCTAGCTCTAGTAATTAGACTTTCGTCTTTTGGTAGATTCATTGTGAATGGTATACCGAGTTGAGCACAAAGGTGTGTTAGGTCAAATAAGGACTTAACGAATTCTACACGAGCGTTCCCTCCAAAGCAGGGAGTTCCAACGTATAGGCTTTTACCTTTGAAATCGTCGGGCGATATTTGTATATTTTTTGTTTCCATTTTTACTCTTTTAGTTCTGATAGCTTGGTGTAAATTTTATTGCTTTGTACGGAGATGCTGTCTGCGAACAGCACTTCGTCTTTGGTTGTACCCTTGACGATGACGATGCTTTTTTCTTTTGGGAAACCGTCGTTCATGCTTTTGCATGTTTCTAGCTTCTTGTTGAATATCATGGTCTTCAGGGCTGCGGTCTCGTCCTCGACGAATAATTTCATATAATTATTCCCGTTCTTTGATGAACCAAAAAATGGCTTTTCGCTAACCGTACCAATAAAAACAACCCTTGAGTCCGTGGGTAGTCCTTCAATATCTCTGAGGCTCATTAAGTCTTCTCTTTTGTCTGAGAATATGTCGCGCAAGTCCTTGTTGTATGTGTAGCCAAGCAAGTTCTTTTCATAATACCAGTTGGCAAAAGATTCAGAGACTTTATTCTTAAAATATATTTTCTTATAAGGTTCTGATTTTCTTTTGATCGTTTGCATTCTCGACTCTTTAATAAACGGTTTACCTTTTTCGTCCTTTTTTGAAGCTAAGTCTTTAATTACTTCAACCAAATCAAACTCATGTTTTGAGGCCACTTCCATGGCGATTTTTTTCTCCTTCTGTGTTAGCACGTTCCAAAGTTGAGCTTCATAAACAATCTTACTGCGAGATTGTTTGAAGCCTTGGAAGGTACCGGCTTGGATTAATGCTGAGAGTGCTCCTATGGTTAGTCCGCATTCTTTTGCTCCTTCGAATACTTCGAATTTGTTGGAGTATTCGCTGCGGAAATCGCTAAGTTTTTCTATACTTTTATCGCTAATGCCTTTAATAGAAAGCAAACCAAATCTTATATCTTCGCCTTCAATCTCGAAGTCCATTTTGGATTTCACAATATGTGGCGGTAACAATTTCGTGCCGAAGTAATCCATTTCTTTTTGAATTTTGGATATCTCACTAATTGGATCTGGCTCGTGGCGAGTCATTCGAAGTAAGCTTAAGAAAAATTGTTGGGGATACTTAAATTTTAAGTGAGTGGTGATTGCACACAGTGCGCCATAGGATATGGAGTGAGATTTATTAAAAGAATAATTAGCAGAGTCCTCTAAAATGCTCCAAAGAATATCCGCTATATTAGGGTCTAGTTTTTTCTCTTTAATTTTATTTTTAATTTTAGCTTTCCATTTTTTAACCTCGGAAATCTTTTTCTTACCTACGATTCTGCGGAGAATTTCGGCTTCGTCGAGTGTGAACCCAACCTTATTCGCCATTTGCATTAACTGCTCTTGGTAAAGAGCAACGCCCCCCGTAGAGGATAATATATCATCGAAGAAAGGGTGGATCGGTTCGTACTCATCTTCATTTACGTAAGCGGCGTACTGATCTACAAACTGCAAGGCTCCCGGTCTAGCAAGCGCGAGAACGGCGGAAAGTTCTTCTAGGTTTTTGGGTTTAACTTTTTGGCAGACTCTATAATTGGTTTCCGCTTCGATTTGGAACAGGCCATGAGGCGTACGTAAGTCTTGTAAGTTTTGATATATGGCTGGGTCCGTAAGGTCAATATCAGAAAGTTCTATGCCAACGTTTTTACATACATCATCGACAACCGACACGGCTCTAAGCCCAAGAATATCTAATTTAACATTAAAAATAGAAACCCAATTCATGTCATAAGAGGAAACGAACCCCTTCTTATCGGAGGTTAATTCTGTGGGGCAGGAGTCCTCCATTTTATCGAAGGATAGTGAAACCGCTGACGGATGAACTCCTTTATTCTTGTTTAAGCCCCTGAGTTTTAGGGCTATATCATATATTTCTTTGTTCTGGTCGCACCACCCTTTAAACTCTTCTTTCTCTGCGTAAGCTTCTTCTAGGCTTTTGATTTGCCCAAAGACCTTGGGTATCAGCGCAGAAACTTTGTTCATTTCTTGTTCGCTTTTATTAGAAATTACTTTTCCACATTCTTTTATGAGCAGTTTAGTGCTTAGAGTGTTAAGAGTAAGGATTTTAGAAGTCTTTCCTTCGAATTTATTCTCTAAATATTCTAAAACTTTTTGGCGGTTGTAGTAGCATATGTCTAAATCTACATCCATCATTAATGATCCGTCAAGATAAGTTATATCATCTACTACTTTTTTCTTAGCTCTAATCTTAGAGATAAATCTTTCGAAGAATAAATTATATTTAAGAGGGTCGACTTTTGTTACCCCAATCAAAAACAAAATCAAACTGCCAGCGGCGCTTCCGCGACCAACGCCGGTAGGAATTTTACTTTCGTTGCAAAAGTTGATCACGTCCCAAACTAGCAATAAATAATCGACGAATCCTAGTTCCTTTACGGTGTCGAGCTCTCTTTTAAGTCTAGCTTCGTAGGCTTTGGCGTTCTTTGCGTTTAAGTTGGCTGTTACTTTATCAAGTCCCGCTTGGCAAAGCGCGTCTAAAAATTCTTCGTTGGAGATGTCTTCGCTAACTTTGAGGTTGCGTTTGTATTTATTTTCAATAGAGAAAGACGGCAATCTTACTCCATGAAGATCGAGTTCTAGCTTTTCAAATGTGCTCATAAAATTCATTTTTCTACAACAAAATCACCAATAACTAAGGCGTCTGCATCAGAACTTAAGAAGGTCTTGATGGCATCCCTTGGTGAATTAACTATGGGTTCGTGGCTTAAATTATAACTTGTATTCAATACTACAGGTATACCAGTTCTTTTTTTAAATTCAAGAATTGTTTTGTGAAAAATTTTATTTGTGTTTTTGTTTACAGATTGGGGTCTGCACGAGTTGTCTACATGAACTACTGCTGGAATTTTTTCTATATAATATTCTTTTACAGGCGCAGCCATAAGCATAAAAGGGGATAAAAATTTTGCATCAACTACGTCAAAATAACTTTCTTCTAAAATGCTGGGCGCAAGAGGTCTCCAGCTTTCTCTTCCTTTGATCTTGTTAACTTTATCTAGGTTATCTTTAAAGATTGGGTTTGCTAGGATACTCCTGTTTCCTAAAGCTCTCGGTCCGACTTCGGCTCGACCTTGAAAAAAGCATACAACTTTATTATCCGCGAGCAATTCCGCGGCAGCTTTGGCTGGGTCTTGTTCTTTAAAGGGAATATTTTGTTTATTTAATTCGCTAAGTATTTCTTCGTGGGAGTATTCTGCGCCCCAGTAGGCGTGAGGCATTCTTGCCTTAGGAAGCTTGTTGTTTTCGGCCCAGTATGCTATGATCGCTGCGCCAACGGAAGTTCCAGCGTCGTGACTTAAGGGTTGGATATATAATTCTTTAACAAAATCTTGCTTGGCTAGTTCTCCATTAGCTGTACAATTTAACGCACACCCTCCTGCTAGGGAAAACTTTTTGCAGTTCGTGTTCTCGTACAGCCTTCTGGCATAATAAATTAGTTTTTCATTATAATATTGTTGCAGGGTGTGCGCTAGGTTTTTGCCTGTATCAGACAAAGGGTCTACGCGGGTATTTATCCACCCATTGCTTTTGAAAAAATTTCTAAAGCTTTCTGTGTTTGGGTAGTTCTCTGAGAATAGAGGTGGTAATAACCTCATATCTTCTTGGCCGTAAGAGGCGAGCCCCATTGTCTTTCCTTCGCCTGAGTGTCTTTTAAAACCAAGAAGCTCGGTGACATCCTCCCATAGCAGCCCCCAAGAGGCTCCACAAGGGATTATATAGCTAGGAAATCTGGTGTTAGCAGAGCAGTTAACAGAACTTTTTAGGTCACGAAAAAGCCCCTCGGAATTAGCCATGAACCCAGAGCAATCATCTCCCGCTCCATCGATAGACATTATATTTGACCAGTTTTTATGTCCTCCCGCAGCAAAGGTAGACATCATATGACATAAGTGGTGGGAGAAAAAACGAGTTTTACAAGAGTCTATCCCTAACTTAGCCAAACCAAACAAACATTTATCCCAGTTTCTCTTGATCATTTCTTTGCTGCCGGGTCCTCCGCAGAAATTTTTATCCCCAAACCCTACGGCAACAATATGAATATCTTCGGGTGATAAATTCGCTTTTTTCAGGCAGAATTTTACAGATTGTTCTGGGAAAATTCTAGGGGCGTGTTTAACTCTGTTAAACCTTTCCTCTTCTCCTATAGCAATAAGTTCGTCGCTTCTGATTATGCAAGCACTACTATTAAAGCTTATGGGGTGGGTTATACCAAGAATATTCATACCTAACACTATACATCAATCATCCATTTTAATTTATTCCAAACTTTAAGGTTTAATTCTAAATCTACAATAGCATTGTGAAGCTTTTCGTAATTGTGTTGTATGTCAAATTCTTTACCTAGGGCTGTTAGGTTGGTTTTTACACCCTTTCTGTGGGTGTGTAACATTTTGTATTGCCATGCTAAGAAATTTTCATCGTCTTTGATTCGTTCGTCGTATTTTATACCACGAGCTACACACATAGTATCAATCATTTTTTCGACCAAATGTTTGTAATCCTTACCCATTTCCTTATAGAAATCTTTTATAAGATATAAATCAAACCCTAAAATATTATGCCCTAAAACATAATCAGAATTGTCCAACCAGTCTTCAACGGTGGGGAAAATCTGATCGTGTGGTACGGCGATTTCTTCGTATTTCTTTAAGTTGAATCTAGTTATTCTAGCGGCTTCCTTACTTACATTAACTTGTCGGGGCCATTTGACGTAAAAATTTTTTTCGTCTATCTTTTTACCGTCAACCGCTTTTATCATTGCTACTTGCCAAGGTAGATTGTGGGAATTATTAAGGCACAGGTTTTCCGTTTCAAAATCTATGAAACAGTAAACTTTTTCTTTGTCGAATCTAAGTAAATGGTCGTCCATGTTATTTATGTAGTCTATAGCTGTCTTTATCTCTGTGGAATGTGCTCGCTTCTATGATAGTTAAATCTTCGTGGTGGGCTACCAGTTTATGGGCTCGGCCCCTTTCTATTTCTAGAGATTCACCTTCTTTAGCCATCATTGCAAATTTATGCCCGAAGTTATGCCTGTCTCCTAGTCCTTCTACCATTAAGGTTCCTTTTAAGACGTGCATTGTTTCATGCTTTTTGACGTGGTAATGCATTGATGTGCTCTTATTCTTTTTGATGAAGAGGATTTTGGCGCAGTAATTTTCTGTTTCGTTATTGGCAAGCCACAGTTCGTGGCCCCAAGTTTTCTCTACCTTTTTAACTCTAAACGGTACCATTTTCTTCCTTCCAGCTTTCAATACAGAACTCGTTACTGGTCATGTGGTCTAAGTTTGGTTTGTCAAGTGTGGTTCTGTTGTTGATACATTTAAATGTAAGGTAGGCTTTAAAGTCCTCCTTCTTTTCGTAGTATATACTTTTAACTTTAATTATATCTTTTTTTGCCCCAACGAACTTCTCAATGCCACTTTGGATTATTGAGTTAAAAGGTAGTTCATTTTCTTCTGAAAAGAAAGTTAATTCAGTAAAATCAAATTCCGGTACACAAAGACTGTTTTTGATTAAATTAGCATGTATAAAAGAATCATAAAAGGGAATACATAATTTTAAATTATTATCCCATAGTTTCTTTAGATTAGCACTGTCTATTCTCGGTTCATAGTAGAATCCCTTTCTTGCGGCAAGAGTGTAAATTTTAATTAATTTCTTGTATCCTTCTGAGTTTTTTGCGAAGATTACTACTTTATTGTTTGTCTTTAACGACTCCTGATTCTTCTCTTCCATGTCTGCGCATACAGTTATTCTCACACCAAAAATCAATTGAACCCCTAGTTCTTTTGAGGATTCATAAGCTTGAAGGAACCCGCTCATGTTATCATCTACCAGTATAAATTTGGAAATCCCGTAGTCTTTACATATGGACAAACAAGACCTAGGGTACGTTTTATCTTCTGTCGGAGGCTCTAGCGTGAGGATGGATTTACCTAGGCTGTAGTGAGATTTAAAGATTGGAATCACATTATCTTTATCCATACTATAATGGTACGACATTTTTCAAAAATGTCAAGAGCTAAATGTCGAAAGGGTCGTCAGCGGTGTGAGCGGGGCATCCTTCGTATGTTTTTTTCTCTATTTTTTGACCATCCGAGGCTGTCAAGTCTTTCTTTTTAAAGGCAGACTTAAGAATTTTACCTTCTTCACTAAGAAGAATATAATAATCAAACTTCTCTAGGTAGGGGCATTTCCACCCCGATTTGTCTGACCGACAAAAGAACTTGGTTGCGTACTTATCTTTTGCGTAGTTTTGTTTCGCCATTTCCTCGGTAAAGTTGTTGATAACTTTGTACATATGGGCTAGGTAATGCTCAAATCCTTTGAGTTGGTCGTCTGACACTTCCACCTGTTGGAGTGGTTGCTTTGGGAACTTTAGAAATACGAACTCAACTAGGGTCGTGAGGTTCTTGGGCCATAGCTCTTTGCTTGCTAAAGTATAAACCATGGCTTGCATGTTTGCTTTTAAATCTTCTTTGGAGAATTTGCGCTTGCTTGATTTATAGTCTACTATTTTTATTTTATCATCAAACTTTAGAACTTTATCCATGAAGCCCATTACCTTGTATTCTGGGTTTTCTTTTTCTATAACAAATTTTATTTCCGGTTTATCTGGTTCTCCGCCTTTTCCGAAGAAATCAAAATTAAGCCCGACATATATCATGTCTAGACATAATTGGTAGTTTTCTTCGTTGTAAAACTCTGCGTCTTGACCTTCTTGTTTTAGGAGCATTCTTGTTAACCTGCACACAGCCGGACTTGCGGTTGTGGATTTTTGGTCTATGATTACGTCGAAATATTTTTTATTTTTTTTAAGCAACAGAAGCTCAAAGATTCTGTGGCAAACTGTTCCTCTGCTTGCGCCGTCATTACCTTTCTGTGGGACTTTTAGGTGGTAATTGCACCAGTATTTCCACGCGCAGTCTTCTAAGGTTTTAATCCTTGAAGCGGATAGTACTTTATTTTCAGGCATATTATTTATATTTTTTAATATGTTGCCACTGGTCAATCATCTTGATTGCTACTGGTACTCCCTCGCTGTAAGGGAGCATATTAAATTGTTCGCAGAACGCCTTAAGTAAGAGGCGCCGCTCGGCCATTGAGTGTGGGGATTTGCTTATTTGGTTCATCCTTGTGACCGCATCAGAGGGGAAGGTTTGGTTATCGATAGCAATGTTTTGATAGTCAGATTTATTTTTATCTAACCAGTTAATCATATCGGCGTTTAACTTGATGTCGTTCATTATAATTGAATTCCTAGCTTGTTTAATCTATCGCTGAAGTCTTTGTAATTTATATGTTTATATGATAACGCTTTTGGGTATTCTGTCCAATAATCTCTATGTTGATCTAGCTTACCATCATACATCCCTTCAGCCATTTGAGATGCTACAGCAGAGATAGAGAAGGCTGTGGACTTTTGCATAGCTGAAAATTCTGAATCATATCCTATAATTATTTCATCAGACCATACTAGTTTACCGCATGTAACTTTTACTTTAATGAGGACTAGGTCTGGGTCACCCTCTGTGTGTGGGCAACCTTTTTCAAATATTTTTTCTAAGCATTTTCTGCTCAAATCACATTGTCTAATTAAAAGTTTTATAATATCTCCATGACCTTTCCAACGCATGGTTCTATAAGCGCAATTTTTTACACCCCTTTCTTTCATATCTTTAATGGTGTGTGACGCACCGCCGCTCGTATAGAATGCTTCTATTTTTCGGGAGGAGTTTGTAAACTTTAGTTTATTGAATTCTACGTCAATTAAGCCGTCCATGCCTTTTACTTTTTTTATTTCTCCATCAGAGAGTATTTCACAGTCATCTGCGTATTCGTTAAGCAGCCCGTCTGTTGACCAAGTACACGCATAATTAAGCGGGGGATTGTTCGGTGTCCCCGGGATTCCTCCGACCATCATTAAGACTTCATCAGGGGTGCCGTGAATCTCCTTACAAGCATGTTCTGCTAAGATATTGACCCAACCCGGGGCAAGCCCTAAATCTGTCATTACGGGAGCCTTAGCTTTTTCATTGGCAAGTTTATTGATTCTTTCTGATACATCCACTCTTCCTCCTAGATCGCAATATCTTAAAGAGTTTTCTATACACCACGCAGCGACTTCTTCGGTTTGGTGGTAGGGTAAACTGCTTATTACAATATCTGGCTTCTCGTGAGAGAGAACATATCTGAAATCTTTTGGGGGTACTCCTGCTGCAATGGCATTTTCATCTAGGGTTCCAGATTCAGTTACTCTGTAGAATGTGCCATCGTTTGCTGACATTCGTTTTCGAAAGTTTACGGCAGCAGATTCGTTGTTGTCTACGCCGACAACAAAAAAACCAAGCTCTTTCATCGCGTATGAAATTACTGTTCCCATTCTGCCTACTCCAAGAACAGCAGCAGTCTTTCTTTCGTCTGGTTGTATATGCTCTGTCATCATTTCATTCCTTGAGGAAACGTTAGCTCATTTGCGTGGTTAACTGTCCAGCTAATTTCATGAGTTACGGCTCTAAAAGTTCTGGCTGCGCTTGGGAATCCGTTTCCTGATTTCTTAACTCCACCAAATGCAAGATGTGACTCGGCTGCTATAGATCCACCGTTCCAGTAAATCATACCAGCCTCACACTCGTCCCTCATAACGCGCGCTTTTCTGAAATCATTAGTTAGGATTCCGACTGCGAGACCATATTCGGTATCGTTATAAATGCGAATCGCGTCTTCCATTGTATCAAATGGGATTATGGCTACGTGAGGGCCAAATACTTCGTTTCGTAGGTATTGTGCATCGTGGCCGCGCCACTCCGTTTTATAAACCATAGGAGTTGAGTAATAGGCCCCGTGTTCTCCGGTATAAGTGGGGGAAAGTAATACTTCGGCTTGACTATCATCATTGACCATTTTATTGTAAGCTCTTATTTTTGCGTAGCCTTGCTCGTTTATGATTGGTCCGTAATAAATCTCTTCGTCGGGGACTAGTTCATCCCACGCAACAGCTTCTGGCATACCTGTTGACTTTACGATCTTTTTAAAAGGGTTACCTGTCTTTAATTTGCTAGCTTTATCGGCGAACCTCCGAGCAAAATCATCGCAGATAGTTCTTTGTACTAGGATTCGTCCAGAAGAAACACATCTTTGTCCTGATAATTTAAACGCACTAGCGATTGAGGCTTCTAGAGCTAAAGGAATTTCTACGTCATCAAAGACAATACAGGCTGATTTGCTCCCCAGTTCACAAGAGGTTGTTTTATGCCAAGACTCGGCTGCGACTTTACGAATGTGTTGACCAACGTCAGCGGAACCAGTGAAACAAATGTGATCCACTTCGCCACGAGCTAAAAGATCACCAGTGTGACCTTTTCCGTGAACCAAATTAATAACACCGGCTGGGATACCTGCGTCCTCATAGATTTGAACAGCTAGTTGAGTTGACATTGGCGCATCCTCGCTTGGTTTGATTACTATAGTGTTTCCTTCTACTAACGCTGGAGCAGCATTCCAAAACATACCTATTGCGAGGGGAAAATTAAACGGAGTTATGATAGCTATCACCCCTTTAGGTTTTCTTAGCATGTAAGAATCTTTGTCTTGTATTTCTGATGATACCGCTTCGCCGTGGGGGTATCTTCCTGATCCAAAAGCAAATTGGGCCATGTGTAGTGCTTCGTTGACTTCAGCCACGCTTTCGTTGTAGTTTTTACCTGTTTCTAGGGATATCGCTGTAGCTAGTAAATCTTTCCTTTCCTCAATTAACTGAGCAACTTTGTTCATGTAGTCTGAGCGTACAAACCTACTAACTTTTCTCCATTTTTTAAAAGTTGAGCGAGCGGATTCAATAGCTGTCTCTACTTCTATCGGTCCACTCAAGGGGAAAGCGCCTTGCGCTTTGCCAGTGGCAGGGTTGATTTTAGTATACATCTCATCAGTAGCTTGCCACTTGCCATTAATGTAGTTTCTGCCTTCAAAGTCTCTCATATTATTCCTTAGTGCTTTGCATAAGTTCCTTAACGCTGTCTTTGCAAAATCCAGCGCCTTCTCTGTTAATGAATTCATATATTACTCCTGTAAGTTCTGATGGTTTGGTGAAGACCTGTGTTAAGTCCGGATCTTTGCAGGTTATAGGTTCTTCAGAGTAGAACTCCGCGTACCCTTTTTCTTTCCATTCTTTCATGATTGCCGCTACGTCCTCAACTTGGTATGCCATGTGATGGATACCCCCTACTCCGCCTCTTTCTGCCACCCAGTCGCCCACGATGGACCCCTTGCTGCCATCACTAACGAAAATCTCGGGTGGGGCATGGTATTCTGCGTTGATCGTCTCGTAGGGTGCGGGGTGTAAAGCGTGATGAGTCCAGAGCATTGTGTCTGGGTGCCTTATTTCAGGTGGCGTAAGAGCTAGACAGTCCGCCTTGGACCCATCATCAAATTCGATTTGAAATTCTGTGCCAAGCTTATAACCAAAAGCTTCGGTAAAAAATCCAGCGGATCTATACCTATTCTCAACTCTGTAAGCTACATGATCTAGCCTCATTTTTTAGCCCCCCGTCTTCCGGGCTTACAAGACTGGCGGCATCTTTTTCTTGGTCCGCCTTGCCCTCTGTACTTCTTCATACCTTTGCTGTTGTTGCTACAGCCCTGTCTAGTTTTTTTATCTACAGTTTTACGTTCTTGTTTTTGTATTTTGAGTGCCATGTTAGTAATATTATATTATTATTTTACAGATTGGCAAGTATTAATTTGCCATTCTTTTATCTCCTTCATACTCATTTCTCCAAAATCTTTCTTTGTAGGTAATTTAATAGAGATTTGATTATGATCAAAATATTTACATAATTTTTTCTTTGCTTTTTCTGCTGCTAAATTACCTGCATTATTATTATTTGAATCATTATTGAATGAGATATATATTTTCTTGGGGTCTAATTTTAAAAATAAATTAACTAAATTAGTATTTAAATCTAAACCGAATGTGACTATAAAATTCTTAACGCCAGCTTGCCAGAGGGATAGACCGTCACCGATACTCTCGATAAGTATGATTTCTTTCTTTTCTTTAAGAATCTTATAATTAATTTGTAATGGGTATTTCCAGAAAGCTTTAGTACCTTTATGTTTCCACTTTGGTTTAGATTCCCTGTTTTCCACGTCTCTTCCGGAGACTCCTATCAATTCATTCTTGGAGGTTAAAATAGGGAATACGTAGCGGCCCTCCATACTCCCCGTCTTACAAAGGCCGCCGCCGAATTCCTCTAACACTGATTTTTCTATACCCCTGTCAATCCAGTAGCTATGATCTGGTAGGAGTTTTGATAAGTATTCCGAGGGAAAAACTTTTGGGGATTTCACCTCAGGCTTACGGATAACTTTTCTTGTGACGCTGCCTTTATCTTCTAAATAGTTTTGAGCTTCTTTGTAATCCTTAAACCCTTGGGAAATCTTAACCAGTTCTAAGAATGATCCACTGATTTGCTTGCTGAAATCAATGAAGTGGCCGGTGTCTTTCCTGATGCTTAGAACCGTATTGCTGCTTGAGTCGCGGTAGATCGGCTTAGTTCTTAACTCTCTACCGTTATCGATTATGTTCGAATACCCCATGTCTAATAATATTTCTTTGTAGTCCATTTTATATTACGTCTCCGTCATGTGGATTTTCTCCTTCTACTAGATATTGCTCTCTTGCTCTAGCGTCTACATCCCTTAGGGAGCCCATTTCTCGAACATTAAAGTTTTCACAATTAAAATTTAAATAATTATTCACCCAACGTTCTTCTCCGTCTTGACCTAACCTTCTGACAATATCATGATGACCGGCCGCGTCTTTACCTTGGAACCTAGTCTTAAGCGGTATGAGCTTATGGGTTCCGAATTGCTCTCCATCCTCAGCGATTTCTTCCACAACTTTTCGGCGAAAAATTGCAACAAATGATGCAAACCACTGAAGTCTATCTGACAAAGATATGGCAGAGCTATCATCCACCACACCTTGCGCGCGGCGGTTAAAGTTTTCGCCGGACCTATTTAGTTGCATTGCTGTGATTAGGGGGCATTGTAACTCTTCTGACAGTTTCTTGAGCTTGTCAATTTTGTCACCGATAGCTTGGTGTTCTCCCCAGTTGTTGCCAACTTTCTCTCCGGTAAGCTTAACATAGTCATAACCAAGCACGAATGGGTTTCCGCGGCCCACGTGAGTCAAGTGCCAGCGCCTTACCAGAGAACAAATTTGATCTATATTTTTATTACCAACGAAAAAGTGATGGAGGTTCTCATTGCGAACGCTTTTCAGTCCTTCTCTCACTTTATCTATAAGCTCTGGATTTTTGCGCCAGTTTCCTGTTTCTATGTACCAAGGCGGAACCCCTGTGAGTGCCGAGGCTATTCTGGATTGAATATCCATTGAACTCATCTCTGTATCCAAGATGAGAACGGGTATTTTATTCATCTTTGCTGTCTTAAAGCAGATGTCATTTAACCAAGTTGTTTTGCCTTGCCCCGGTCTAGCTACTATAGCGTAGAGGTTGCCGGGGCGAAGGCCACCATATAATCTGTTAAATTCTGGGTATGGGGTTTGAATCCCCATGTCGTCTTGTGGGTTGTTTCCTCTTTCTTCTACATTGTCTCTCATAGTTTCGAATATATTGATTGGCTCATCTTCTATCTCATAGGTTCTGAGTTGTTCTCCATACAGGGAGTCCACCTCGCTCACGATTGCATCAATTTGTTCTTCACCGTTCTCTTTGATAAATTTTTTAATTTCGTCGCACTTATGGTAAAGCTCTCTACGTACAGTAAGTTTCTTTAATTCTTGAGATGCTTCTATAATTGCTTTGTAGGTTATCTGGCTGAAAGAAATAGCCTCAAGGTAGTCGTAAATATTAATGTCATCCTTGAATGATATTCCTATATTTTTTATTTTCTCAGCAAGAATAACCGTGTCTACTGTTCCTCTCTCTAAAATAACTTCTCGGAGAACACGAAAAACGGTTTGATGAACTTCATTGACAAAGTCTTTTTCCGTGATGTATTTCTCCACGTCCGCGAAGGATTTTGGAATTTTAATTAGCCCTCCTAAGACATGCTTCTCTACTTGTATAGAATAAATTGAGTCCATCTTACTTTAAAGTATAGCTGAATTTTTATCTCAGTCAAGACTTTAAAGGGAAATCTTAAATTTCTCTTCAAAAGTTTTCTTTGACATATTTAAGATATCTTCTTCCTCTAACTCCACTAAGTGGAATTTATTATCTGTTAACCATTGAGCTTTTTGCATATCTCTCTTGATTGATTCAAGGTATTTGGCTCTAGAGTTACCGTGGAAAAACTTATGAAAAGCATTGTGTTGTGGGCCGTTAACTTCTATGGCTATCTTGTTTGTTGCATTTAAAAAATCTACCCTCAATCTAGTTCCATACACTGGGAACTCCTCGAATACCACGTGGGCTTTCCAGTAGGGTCTCAGGAAGTCTTTAACGCTTTTCTGCAATTTTGATTTAGATTTTTTATCCCAATCTATTGCGTATTTTGCGACATTCTTGTTTTGTGCGCGACCGTGTATATTGAATAGTCTCATGCAAATCTAGTATTTTAATCCCCAAAAATATAAATCTCGGGTTTCGCTGTTGTATTCAAAGGAGAATTTTTTAAATTCTTTGTATAGGTCAATAGCTTTACTGAAGTCTTCGGGGTATCTGTTTTGATAGAAATCTAAGGTGTATGGTGAGTCAGACCCAGTGGTTCTATGAGTGCCATGTTCTTGTCTACCGTGGCCAGCGCAAGTCATTAGGAATAGGCCCCCGGGAAGTAGGAGGTTTAAAATATTTTTTAAACTGGCGTCGAAGTCTTTGTCGTGTTCAAAAGCTTCTGTGGAAATAATCGTCTGATATCCAGAATCAGATTTAAACTTAGACATAGGGCAAACTACGTCTACGTTTCGTCCTTCGCCTAAGTCTATCCCGAGGTATTGAGAATTTTCAAATAAATATCTGTTGTTGCCGTTAATATCTTGGGAGCCGCAATCTAAGACGTTGACACCAGTAAAGTGGTTTGGGAAAAGCGCCTTAACCTTATTGCAGAATTCTGCCTGTTGTGGATGAGCCATAATTTAAATTGGTGGAAGCGGCGGGAGTCGAACCCGCGTCTTTAAAGCCATCGGCTCAAATGTACTACAAGCTTAGTCGGCCTAATTCAATACGTGTCCGTGGCCGACGACTTCACGTAAGGTTTGGTCTATCTTTTTTTAAACTACTGGAGACTCAACCAGACTCAACCAGTGTTTTGCTCGCTGTCGTCGCCCTATCTCTTTAACGAGCATCCAGAGTAGGACGTAGCAGAACTTAAGCTGCTAGTTGGAGAGTTTCCTCTTCAACATAACCGAACTTAGCGAGGATCGCGTCAGCTTCGGCTAGCGAAGGGGCCATCTCCATGTCAATGGTATCATTGGCATTTGGATTTTTTAATGGATGTTTTAAGAGGCCAACCATTATCCTCTGCTTGCAATCTGGCGTAAGGTTCTAAATCGAATCCAGTACGCTCCCATAAAATATTATACACATAGATTAAGACTTTTTCAAAACATCTCTAAATTTATAAAAAAGATGTTTACCTATCTCCTTGTTCTCTTCAAGGTATTTCCTGAAGTTGTCCATACCTTGGTGTTGTTTTTTAAATTCTTGACCTGTTTTTTCTTGCACTTCTTCTACCACTTCGTCAGAGATCGTAACCCACGCTCCTCTGGCTGAGGCCATGTCCCACTGCAACATCATGTCTACTACTTCATACTCGACCCATATACTCTTTCCATCTGTTCGGCCATATCTAATAGGGTATCTGACCATGGTGCCCGTTTTTTCGTTCGGGCTCTTTTTAAATACAACCTTACACCAGTGGCCTAAGAGATCGCCTTTGCCTTGAGGTTGGGTGCTTATAATATCTTTCAGGTGTCTTTCTTGAAATTCAATAATCCAGTCACTGTAGTGTAGTAATGCGTTGCCTCCTGAGGCATTTGTTACGCGAGCATCTACTTTCTCGTAAGGGTTTATGGAAACTTTGCTTCTTACTTGTGACACCATATAACATATGTGGCCGCGGGTTGTTAGTCCTAGGGCCATTTTGCGGAGAAAGTCTGCGCTAAGTAATGCTCCGCCAGCCACCTTGTTTGCTTCTTCGGGTGGTTTCTCTAGGTCATTTTTTGGAACCAAGGAATCCATTGAATCTATAATAAACATATACTTATAGTTCTCAGGATTATTCTTTACTAACTCCCTCATTAGGTTAATAACCGATTCATAAACGTTACTTTTATAAACGAACCATTTGTCTTCGTTTGTATCTACACCAGATCTTTCAAGCATCTCTTGAGAGAGTCTGCCTTCTGATTTAATGTAGACTACCATAGCATTATCCATCTTCTGGAAATTTTTAGCAAAGGAAAGGGCGCAGGATGTTTTACCTCCCTCTGTTATTCCTGAGGCTCGGATGATCCCGGGGCCAATACCACCACCCATTTCTATATCCAAGAGTAAGCTTCCGCTCGAAACTACATAACTTCTTTCTTCTTCAAAGTTATAATGATCCGCCTTGTTTTGCTCTAGGTAGGTCTGTATCTGACCTAAGGGGGATTTACCTTCTTCTGTATCAGTTTTTTTCTTTCTTGCCATAACGAATAAAATCAAATAATTTAAATTTTTTATTTACCTTCTTATCTTTACCTATCTTCTTGTCTTCTAGATTTATTTTTTTGGGATTATATATCCCTGTATTTTTAAAGTTTCTGTAAAACACATACTTATTATGCACTAGTACTTTACCTTTTTCTGTTAAAAAATACGCTAAGGAATTAACCTTATATTTATACCCATGTTTATTGATTAGCTCTAACCATTTCCAAAACATAAAGTTTGGGTATTTTGAAAATAATGTTTTAGCTATCTTAATTTCTTTGGGCCAACTGCATTTTTCTGGTTCCACTAGAAACCTCCATACAAGAAATTGAAATTTGTTTTTTACTTTCTTGTTAGAGTAAGCCACTATTATAGTGTATCAGGGTTTTTTAGTGAGTCAACCTTATATTCCGTCATCGTAGAATTCGGGCTTGAATGCTGGTATACCATGGGGGAAGTAATCTTTAAGGTCTGCGTGGAGCATTGAGTAAACAAGCATGTCTAGTGACGGTTTTCTGTTGTACTCCAGTTCTTTTATTATTTTAGAGGGATCTCCTTGTAGTAGGTTGACTTCGTTGGGCCTGTAAAATAGTGGGCTAACCGTGACTAGCGGAATGTATTCTGTTTCGTTGCGATTCTGCCGTAGGTATATATACTTCTCTTCCATGGGGTCGTACCCCTCGTCGTCAGGTTCTCCTGTTGGGTTGTCCCAAGCGCATGCTAAATGAACTTGTTTAAACGCTTTTTCTACGAATTCTCTTATTGAGTGAGTTTCGCCGCTTGCTAGTACATATTCTTTAGGTTCTGAGGCGTTTAGCATGAGCCATACTCCGTGCACGAAATCTTCGGCGTCACTCCAGTCTCTGTATGTATCTAGGTTGCCGAGGACTATCGGTTCTATATTTAAGGGTTCATCGTTGTGGTATTTCCATCTTTCTAGGTTGTGTACTTCTTTGTAAATCCTAGCGACACCTTTTGTTATTTTTCTCGTAACAAACTCTTCACCCCTGCGAACACCTTCGTGGTTAAATAGCCAGCCTTGTATTGCGAATAGGTTGTATGATTCCCTATATACCTTTACTATGTGTCGGGCTGCAGCTTTTGCGGCCCCATAGGGGCTCCTTGGTCTAAGTGGGTGCTCTTCATCTTGAGGAGAGTATTGAACGTCTCCAAACTCTTCACTGCTGCCCGCGTTGTAAAACCTGCATTCGGGTGCGAATTTTCTAATTGCTTCAAGGATGTCTAATACAGCAACTGCGTCAACTGTGAATGTTTGTCTGGGGATTTCCCAGCTTACGCCAACGAATGATTGTGCTGCGAAATTTACAAAATAATCTGGCTTAATTTCTTGTATGCAATTCCTTATTGAGTGAGGGTCTGATAAGTCGAAATCAAAAGTCTCAAATCTTTCTTCATCTTTTAAATGTTTTATGTTTTCGTGATTGCTTACGCTCAGCCTTCTTACGGCGCCATATACATGAACATCTTTAAAGTTGCCTAGTAAGTAATCAGCCATCAGGCTTCCGTCTTGACCTGTGACACCTGTTATAATTACTTTTTTCATGCTTCCGCTACCATGTCCCAACGGATTAATGGTGAATAATTTTGATTAGGGCAAAGGTGGGTTGATCTCCCCGGTAGGGAGCTTACAAGTTTTCTCCCAGACTTGATGAGTTCTTGCCACATCTCATAATCATTTGGGATATCGTTTGGTAATTTATTTTCTTCGCAGTATTTCCGAAGGATTTTGTAGTCTTCTTTTATTGTTTTTACTTTTGCGGCGAAAGTCATGGTGGTGGAATTGGTGGTTTTCCAGTGGGAGTTTCCAGTAAGTAATACTCTAGACATTTCGCCACCCTCTGAAACTTGAGGGTTGATAGTCGGGTCTTTCTGGTTATGGGGTGGATTGTATTTATCTCCGTGATCGTAGAGAGTTACGTAATCAGAAATATGTAAGCCTTCTATGATTAGAGCCTTACAATGTTGGCTTGCGTGAAGGTAGTCATCCTCACATATGTAAACTATTTCGTGGTCTTCAAGATTTTTTATCTGGTCGAATATGTGGATGCATGCCGCAGAGTTACCTAGTTTAGTTTCAATTATTTTTTCGGGGCAATACCCTTTAAAAAATTCGAGGGATTCTTTTGTGGAGTTGTCGAGCAGCACTCGTAAGTTTTGTGATCCGAATAGTCTTATAAAGTTCTTAAAGATAGTTTTCTTGTCTACTTGAGAGCTTTTACCCTTATCGCTGTACTTGTAGAATACGTTGAACTTTACTTCTTTGTTTGGGATAATGAAATTACTAGTATCTGTTTGCTCTAGGTCATGAAAGCCAAATTGATGAGTCCATATTCTGTCGTTTTCTGGGTTTCCTTCTATGCTAAATTTGGCTGCAAGTTCTTTGGGGGCGTACTTTATACCTTTCGATTCAAAATATTTTCTGTGCTTAACACAGATTTGCATGTCCTCTTGATTTTCTAAGCCGCCATACTCTCTTTCGAATGTGGCGTTTGCGCATTCTTCTAGTAATTTTTTACTCCTTAAACTGAAGCCCCCGTTACCGACTCCTTTGTTCCCCGGGTAGCCCCACGGTGCTCCTATATAATCGTACTTTAGGTATTCTTCGTCCCACGCGTTTGGGTTAAGTATGAAGCCGTCTGATTGGAATACTAACGCGTATTCTGTAGTGACGTATTCATTAATCTCCTCCATCATGAATTTGTCGTATTCTTCTTTAGAGTTTATATCTCGGATATTAATTATCCTTGAGTCTAACGCTGGAGTACCGTTTGATGGACATGTGAGGAGTTTGACCGCGCCAAAGTTGGCGAAAGATTCGCAGATATCGGCAGCTTTTGTGAGTTTACCAATGTCCACGCAATCCGCCGCAATTAGGGTTACGTTCTTTAGATTTAGCACTTACCTATATAGTAAGTTATTTTTTTAGATTGTCAATCTTTTCCTCTATGCGGTCGAATCTATCGTTCATTCTTTCTGAGAATAATTTAAAATCATCCTTACTCACGTATTTTTCAGGTAGAGAAAGAGCTAATTGATTATGTTTTTCGAGAATTTCCATGTTGCGTTGGGCTTCTTTTTCCATATCTAACCCATGCTTGTTCATTAATTCATTATGTTCTTTTTTAATTTCATTTATATGCCCAAGTATCATCTTGAATACCCAGCCGCCCATAAGCGTGATAATGCCCACAGAGATATTGACGAGAATTTGGTAGTCCATATCCCTTATTACACTGAATTAGTTAAGAAACTTAAGAATTTTTTAGTGCCATCTAAAATGATCAACCAACTCCATTAATCCCCATCCGATAAGGAGAAAGCTAAGCGCGCATTCTAAGCTACCACCCAAAACGAGTAGTCCGCCAGCAGCAACAAGGCCTAGCCCTTTCCATAAATCTTCACAGGAGGCGTGGCGCTTAAGAAGGCTCCATAAGTTGAGCCCTTTAAGCTGTAGCCACGACCAGAGTTGTGATAATTTGTTATTGGCTTTTTTGACTTTTTTCCGTGCCATATATACTATTACACTAATATAAAGTAGTTAATTTATTAAATAACTTATAAATTAGTCTATTTTTATCTTCATTGCTTTAGCTTTTTCCTCCTTATTGACGCTGATTGACAGTAGTCCGTCCTCTAGCTTGCTCGAAAGCGTTGAAATGTCTGCATCATCTTTTAAATAAAAAGAATAGTTGTCTGTGTTTTCATCTTTATTTACTTTGACGGTTACAAGTCCTTCATGTACTGAAGCTTCGATGTTTTCCTTTTTGAATCCAGCTAGATTAATCCAATATTCATAGCTATCTTCGTGCTCCTTATATGTAACGGAGTTGTTGATGTTCCTGCGCCAAAAAGAATGATCTTCATTGAAGAAAGCTCTATCCCAGTCACTGACAAAGTCGTTGACTAGCCCTAGTGGTGTTTTTAAAATAATTTTATTCATACAAGTATTAAAGCAATCCTCGTGCCAACCAAAAACCCCGGAAAACTGAGGTTTATTGATGGGATAGTGACATACTGGCACTACTTGTGTCACAGTTCAGAGACTCATTATGTCTCACTGATGTCCTTTTTGGGTGTAAGTATTTATATGAATATATCATCTTGGTTGCGAGTGCAATTAGGCGCACTTTCAACTTGGGGGAACAGGAATTTTAATAGTATCTTTACTGGAGCTATCGTAGCCATCTTAATGATGGTTATAATGGTTATACAGGATATGAGGTACACTTCTAGAGAGATAGCTAATCTTAGGGATCAATCTGAACTGATAAGAATAAGTGAAGAATTAATGGAGGACTTAACTGCTGTTGAAGAGTTTGCAGACTTTCAGTCGGACATAGCCCATAAACAAAGAGAAGAAATTGAGAGACGGGACTTGTACATAATGCAAGCTAATGAAGCTATCAGACAACTTTCAGCGAGATTATCTTACGCACAGCAAATGTTAGACACCTTAAAGGAGTATCTAAAAAAGCTAGGTGAGTGGCCCCCCAAGGTTGCACCACCGCAGCCGCAGCAACCGGTTGATCCGGATAGTTTAGCTGGTCGGAGCGAAGCATGAAAATACTACATAAAAATGCAAAATGGTGGAAAGGTATTGAAAAGGAATGGGCTTGTCAAGATAAAGAAGGGAACTGGTGGATTTATCGAAATAAAAAAGATAAAACTTCTATGAAAATGCCTAGTAAAAAAAGAATCTCTCAAAGATCCTTAGTAATTAGACCTGAGACCTATATAATATTAGTTCTGTCTATTATTCTTGGGGTAAGTCTTGGAATAAACTTGGCTATTTTGTTATGATTAATCATACGGTGAAATTAATTGGTAAATTATTAAATAATAAAATATTTAGAGTATCTTTATTATTGTTGATTCTGACTTACCCTTTTTATTCTGAGTTTAGATTTTATTTAGCTACTGGTGATAGTATGCTTCCCACCTATGAGAATGGTGAGTTGGTTGTTATTTATAGAACTAAAGCTCTAGGTGAAGATTGGAGGCCAGCCCGGGGGCAGGTTATAATAGCGGGAGATGAAGAAGATGGAGGAACTATAATTAAAAGGGTTGTTGCTGTAGAAGGGGAATATGTAAGGATAAAACATGGTAGAATTTTTATAAATAATAAAAAATATACAGACCCTTGGACACATCAGGATATTACTTACTGGACAGAACCTGTGGAAGTTCAGGCTCTTAAACCTAGGGGTGAGTGGTTGTTCTTAAATACAGACCAAGACGTTGGGGTGGTCCCCGAGGGGTATGTGTGGGTTATAGGAGATAACAGGAACGAGTCTTGGCTTGGGTTGGTAAAGATAGAAGATATAAAAGGGTGGGTTCTATTTTAGAAGTCGTCCTCTAACACTCCTGAATTTTGGTAGTCTTTAACTTTTCTTTCAAAAAAATTGGTCATTGCTCCCGTATCGACAACCTCAGATAACCAAGGGAATGGATTCTGGTCGCTATCGAAACGGAAGTCAATGCCAATTCCTTCAAGCCTTCGATTGCCGATATACTGCATGTAATCAACGAACATATCAGCATTCAAGCCCAAGATACCCCTTGGGAGTACGTCATGAGCGTACCGTATTTCAAGATCTACGGCTGTTTTAATGTGCTCAATGGTTTCCTGCTCGAATTTCTTCGTCCACACCGAAGGGTATTGTTCCTTAATTGTATTGATTAAGTAAGTTCCAAATTCTATATGCAAGCTCTCATCTCGTAGAGTGTAGCGAATTTGGTCGGATAAGCCGGGCAGTTTGTTTTGTCTACCTAAGGCTAGTAGCATTGCAAACCCGCTAAAAAAGAACGTGCCTTCGCAAACTATATAGTATGTAATTAAATTTCTTAAGAACTCTCTTTTACCTTCGACGTTTTTTGTAGAGAAGTCTGCTCTATTGGTATCAGTTGTGATCTCCATTAGAAAGTCGTCTTTTTGTTTTATAGAAGGGATATTAAGATAGGCCTCATAAACCTCAGATACTTTTAAAGCGTAAGTATCGCAGCATGTGACTACGGTCCAGTTGTGCAAGGATTCTTCATAAGCCTGACGAAGTATATATTGCCTACATTCAGCGTCTGTTACCCATTTAGCTACATTAAGTAACAGATTGTTGCCAACTAATGATTCGCTTCCAGCGAAGAATCCTAGACATCTTTTAACTAAAAGCTTTTCATCTTCAGTAAGCTCGTCGCTTTTCCATTGATCAACATCAATTGACATATTTATTTCCGCTGGTGACCAATTGTTCGCTACACCCTTTAGGAAAAGGTCCCAAGCAAATTGGTGTTTGTGAGGGAGGATCTGATTGACTCCCGCGCATTCTTCGCCCAACAATAAACCGCTTTTACTCATTAATTATTCCTCCTGTTTTCAATCTTTTTTAATTCTTCGGCGGCGTGTGTAGCCCAATCCTTACAATAGTTTGCGAAGTGCTCATCTACGCCAGCTTTTTTTGCCCCAAGGTAACAGTATAAAACTATAGCCAAATTATTTTGGCCATTTTTTTTCGCTTCGTCCGCGACTGCTTCTAGTTGATCGTCAAGGTTCATTGGCAACTCTCACATGTTGGGTCTAGGATTGAACAAGCTTTAGGATCAACAGTATTATCATTAGCACCACCTGTGTCACTATCACTGTTGTCACTACTTTTTTGAGTTGATTTCTCAATCTGGCTCGCACTCTTATTCCTTAGGTAATATGTACTCTTTAGCCCGCGACCTCTTGCATGCATGTATACATCATTCAAGTATTTTAGCGAACTTTTATTGTTAAACAAGTTTAAACTTTGTCCCATATCAATCCACTTCTGTCTTACGGCAGCACAATCGATTAAAATAAATTGGTCGTGGTCAAATGCGGTTTTGTATCTTTCTTTGATTTCTGGTGGTAGTTCGCCATTTAATCTTTTAACGTCTCCGTCAACGGATTTTAATGTTTCAATAAAGTTATTGTCCCAAATGTTGAGATCTTTACACTCTTTTACAAACCACTCGTTTGTGATCAAAAGGTTACCGGAGCTATTCTCGTATACGAAAATCGTCGAGAAGTCTGGCTCTACGGATGGTGAGCAGCCTTGTATGTAACTAATCGTCGCTGTGGGGGCCACTGCCATAGTGTTGCTGTTCCTCATCCCATGTTCTTTAACTCTTTGTTTTAGGAAATTCCAATCTACATCTGGGCAGTACTTTTTAAGTTTGTGGTTGATTGGTTTTTCGCCCATATAATTCATTAGATTTTTGTAGGTATCTTTTGGGAGTATACCTTGGCTCCAGAGGGAGCCTTCGAACGTGCTGTACGCACCTTTTTCTTTGGCTATTTTATTTGAGTTAGAGATACAATGAAACGAAATAAATTCGTATAACTCGTCAGACATCCTAACAGCTTCGTCTGAGGAGAAGTTGATTTTATAAGAATGAAAAACGTCTGCCCAACCCATAGTTCCTGCCCCAACGGGGCGATGTTTTAGGTTTGATTTTTCAGCTTCTTTTGTGGGGTAAAAATTTAAATCGATAACATTGTCTAGCATCCTCATTTGGGTGGATATAGTTTTAGATAGGAGCTTGAAATCTATCTTACCGTTATCTTTTAGGTGCTCCTTTAGGTTAACGGAGCTAAGGTTGCACACAGCCGTCTCTCCGATTTCGGTTTTTTCTCCGTTTTTGTATTGAGAGGGTTTCGTGTGCAGAAAAATCTCCGTGCATAAGTTAGAGCTATTAATTATCCCTTCATGTTGATTTGAGTATCGGAAGTTAGCATTATCCTTGAAGGTGATCCATGGGTGACCTGTTTCAAATAGAACGCGTAACATCTTTTTCCATAAGGTTTTGGCTTTTACAACCTTGTAGTTTTTGATTTTTCCGTCTTTAGCTAGCTTCGTATATTTTTTATATTTTTTATCAAACTCTTCGCCCCACACGCTGTGGAGGTCAACATCCGATGGAGAAAAAAGATACCAATCCGCGTCGTTCTTTACGTAGCGAAAGAATAAATCAGGAATCCAGTTGGCTGTGTTTATGTCGTGGCATCTACGCCTTTCCTCGCCGGTATTTTTTTTCAGATCTAAGAATTCTTCTATATCTAGATGCCAAGGCTCTAGGTATGCGCATCCCGCTCCGGGACGTTTGCCCCCTTGGTTTACGGCGACGAGTAGATCGTTGTAGATTTTAAGCCAAGGTACTAAGCCGCTAGAGTTTCCGTTAGTGCCTTTTATGTAGGCTCCAGATGAGCGAAAATTTGTAACATCGAAGCCTAGTCCTCCAGCGTATTTAGATTTTCGAGCTTCTTGCCAAGCACCCTCAAATATGCCATCGATGCTGTCATCAAAAGTGTTGAGATAACAAGAACTAAGCTGGCTATGGGTGCTGCCGCTATTAAAAAGGGTGGGCGTAGAGCAACATAAATGAAACTGGGATAGTGCATTGTAAAATTCAATCGCTTTTTCATTTTTATTTTTTTCGTTTATGGATAACCCCATGGCGACGCGCATCCAGAAAGATTGCGGAGACTCTAGTCTCCTATTGTTTAGTTTATGAAAGTAACGATCATAGAGGATCTGAAGTCCTAGGTATTTAAATTTAAAATCGCGGTCGAGAGACAGATTTTCTGATAGCATTTTTAAATCAAAATCTAATAGTTGTTCGTTAAGGACACCTTCTTTAACTAGTAGTTTGATATTTCTTACAAAAGAGAGTCTGTATTGGTGATCGAAAGCATCTTTATCAACGCTTACCCCGAACACTTCTTTGTGTACATTTCCTAAAAGAAGTTTAGCTGCAACATAAGAATAGTTTGGTTCCTTTTCTATCTTAGCTCTCGCTGACATGATGAGAGCTTTATCAATTTCCTTCGTTGGAATTTTATCATAAAGTTGTACGTTGGCGTCAATGATTACTTCGCTTGCTGAGACATCAGTAATATCTTCACAGGCTCGCTGGGCGCAAAGGTTAACTTTATTAATATCTAGTTCTTGGATTCTACCGTTTCTTTTTTTTACATGCAATACTTCCAGACTCATACTCTTGAAACCTTTCGGTGTGGTAGATATATAATACCAGCACTTTACAAAAATGAAAGAAAAAAAATTAAATTTGGCGACCGCCGGGTGGAATTATATTTTGGTCCCAAGGTAATTTTACGAGGTGAGCCTTAGTGTAGGGTATATCGTGAGTTTCATGCCATTCTGATGGGTAATAGTTAAGTAACCTGTAATCTTTAAAGGCTACTGGTGATCCAATAAAGTTCGCCATGTGTCCTTTGGTATAATACCAGAAACTGTTACTGTTCCAAAAACTAACATGAGTTGGGTCTTGAAATGCGCCGCGGCCATCGGTGGATGGAACTTCTATCATGCTCCAGCCGAAGTCAGTGAGGCATCTGTACATTTCTGACATGGTGTTTATTGGGTTTTTTAGGTGTTCTACTGCGTCTTGGGCTCTGAATAGTCCAACGGAGCCATCTTTGAATGGCCAATCTTTTTTATCTAAATCAAAAAGGATGTCATCTTTATTTAGCGAGCGTTTATCTACGCCTATGTATCCCTCTGGTTTATTGTCACAACTGCATAAATCTACTTTTAATAACTTGTTTTCGTCGCACCATTTTTCTACGATTTTATAGATGAATTTATCGTGAAGCTGTTGTGTAAGCTGCTGTATTCTTTCATTCTTTTCGTTGCGGAAAGTTTGTTCTTCGTGTAGGTGGTAAAAGTATAATGGTTCAGGTATTCTTAGGCACTCACCTTCTATATAAGTTCGAGCGCATAATTCATAATCATCACAGACATCTAACTCTATGTTGTGCCCTCCTATCTTGTGGTAAAAAGATTTTCTCCAAGACCTTACGTGGTCGGGTGCGTACCATATGAAGGAAAATGATAATGGTGATGGATCAAACCCAGAACAATATTGGCGACCGTGGGAGTCTACAGCGTTGCGCCAACCGTACTCTTCGTTAAATGGTCTCGTAAAATCTTCTTTTCCTCCTCTTATGTCTACGTAGTAATCGTCACTGTATACAAAATCTATCTTCTCGTTTTGAAAAGCTGCGGCGAGTTTGTAGAGGCAATCTTCTCTTAGGGCATCATCGTGGTCTAATTCGACAAGAACCTCTCCACTCGACAGAGTGCAGCAAGCTTTTTTAAGGGCGCCGATATTCATGTTTGATTGCTTGGGGTAAACATGAACTTTAAAATCTAAACCAAACTCTTTAGATTTGTGACCTAGTCTTTTTTTAAGATCTTCGGACTCATCTACAGCGTCGCCGTTAAGTAATATGACCCATTCAAAATCTTTATACGTTTGAGATAGGAGACTGTTTAGTGGTCTATCTAAATGTTTCAGGTCGTGAGATATTGTGAATACGGAAAATTTCATTTGCTTTTGTTGGGGTGAGGTTTTCTACATTTCTTTTCATATTTTTTAACCGCTTTCTGTTTGATTGGGTCAAGGCCAGCGGATTTTTCCCTCTTAATACTCATCTCTTTTGATAAGTCCATCATGTCACCGTAGGTCATGCCGGGTTTTTTTGTTCTCTTGTCCCAGTCGGATTGCGAGAATGGGTCCATTTCCGTGTCGATGGATGCGTTTGGAGCATGGAATACTCGTTGCCATTCGACACCTTCAGGGTCAACAAATGTATGATCTTGTTTCATACTTTGTAATACTTCTACGGTTTCACCTGTCTCCGGATGTCTGTATTCGTAAAATGGCATTACATATTATCTAGAACTAATTCAATTTTATCAACTGTATTTTTATAATTAAATTGTTCTTTTAATTCGGTGCCCTTGATATTGACTTTGTTAGATTCAACTCTTTTTATAGCCTCCTCACAGGCTGAGATAAAATCATCTTCGTTAAAGTCTTGGAACGAGCCTTGGTTAAAGTTGTCCCCTTTCTTAAAGAAAAGGTTATCATACGCTTCGTATTCACCGCTAGGTTCGACAAGGACGGAGTTTTCGTTTGTTGCCCACTCTTTATACGCGTGAGCATTCAATACTACAGCATGCTTTCCTAGGCATAAGGATGTAAATTCAGGCAAACCCCAGCCTTCGCCGCCTGACATAGAGAGTATAATGTCAGAGGAGTTTAGGTAGTCGTTATAGGAAGCGTTATCAGGCATGTAAGCGAGGAATTGTACGTTGAAATAGCTTTTTCCATTTAAGCACCCTCTAAAATTAGCTTTATTATCTTCTTCTGAAAAAAAGTGATTCCATAACGCACATTGAAGATAGTATTTTTTATTGTTTCCAAATTTTTTTGCCCACGTTTTAATTATTTTCTCGTGGTTTTTTCGTTTCTCGAATTTACCGGCGAGATTAAAAACTATTCTATCGTCTTCGTAGTATTTACTTTTCGTTTCATGAAAACTAAAGTCATCAAAAGCTAGTGGTACTAGGTTTGATTTTACGCCGACTGACTCAAAGATGGCTTGGCTGTGTTTGCTTGTTAGTATTAAGTTGTTGTTGAGTGCTGCGTTGATTTCTGGTTTAGTTGGCTGGTTGCACTCATAGAAAGTCATTAAGGCTTGATCCTTACTAGGGGATTCAAGCGCGCCACTTAGGTGCCACAACTTAAAGCACGGGTTAGTTCTAGAATGAAGGTATGATTTACCTTTACATTCATTTAACCATTCAGTAAACCCTTTATCCTCCCTAAAAGGACTAAGGTCAACAGAGCCAAGCGGGAAGAGGCTCGGCTCTGAAGACCTGTTATATAGTTCTCTTAGAATGGATATACTAACTTGTCCGAAGGAAGTAGGATTTATCGGTACATTTGTAGCATAGCCCATAATCTAAAGAACGTCGTCTACCATTTGGGTATCATCGACGACCTCCTCTGAGGCTACAGCCGCAGTGGCAGATTCTCTTGATTGTTGCGGTTGATCATCCGCCTTGTATACCCGAAAGTCGGGTTGGTTATCTTTTTGCTTAGATTTGTTGGTGAAGATTAACACCTTGGTACGATTCCCATCGGGGTCTGTTACATGGCCAGAAAAATATTTCTGATTGGGGCTCTCTCTTTTCCAGAGCGCGCCAATCTCCCTTTTCTGCCAGTCGGTTTGTTGTTTTTGATTATCACTCATGCCTACGAATATAACATTCCTTTCAGTTAAGTCAAGCATTAAATTTTATCTGGCATATATTCCTTGGAAACAAATTTTGTTTTTAGGATTTTCTGCCCACGATGGTGTAAATTGATAGCTGTCTGGGTGCTCGTGTTGATTTCTTTAGCAATTCTACTCCATGTTGGTTTTTTTTGATCACCAAAGTCTTTAAAATATCTTAAACGAAACACCTCAGCTATACGCTTGTCTTTCAGTTGGTATAAAATATTAAAAATATACTCCGAGTTTGTTACTCCATCTCTTTCATCGGCGTAAGATTCTTTAACTTTTGAATCAATCCTACTTTTAATTATCTCGTCCTCGGTGCTAACGTACTTACCGTTGGAGTTTATGAAATTTAAACAGTGGTATCTGGTGCAGTTCCCTAACCATGTAGAAAATTTAGTATTTTTATTAGGAAGATATGAATTAATAGATTTAAATACTACAAAATGCTTGTCTTCTAGGAGGTCATTCTTTTCTAACCCCTTAGATAAAACAATTGGCATGTATTTTTGGCATATTTTATAAAATAAATTCTCGTGACGGTGGAGTATTTCTTTGTAACTTTCATTACAGCCTTTATCTTTGACGTTTTCTACTAATATTTCGTCATTTTGGGGTTTCGTTTTCATCTTTTGATTTTAACCACTCCACAAAATCGTCTACATGTGGTGTAAGTTTATCAATTTGACCGTTTTCCAAGAATTTCCATTCAATATTGAAATCAGCTTTCTTTTTTAACTTGGGATCATTGCGAGCCTCCTCGTCGTTTGCGGGTTGCCGAGGATGCCTGTATAAACATCCCTCATTCGAATCGGATTCTTCTTCGTATTGTAAGATGTGTACCAAACAACCATTGAGTTCGTTCTTCAGAAAGCCAACTTCATCCCATTCGTAGTCATCGTATCTTATGTCGGTAATAACACCATACATGTCTTCAAACGGTGAGTTCTTAACCTTTTGCTCTAGGGCTTTAATTTTTAACTGAAGTCTGTCTATCCAATAGCGTCCATCGGATTTATTTCTCTTTTGCATACCGTGAAAAACTAAGAATGGCCTAAGCACATCCTTATCTTCTCTAGAGCATGACGTTGGATCAATACCATAATTATAAAGACACCAGTCTTTAACATCCTCTTTAAGTTCATCCGCTAAGGATAACCTTTGACACTGAATTTTTTCTGAGAGCATAGAAAAGAATAAATCTTTGCCAGCACCCGCCACTCCTGATAGTCCTATGTATTTCATAATAATAATTAAATCTTAAATATAACAATCTTCATTGTGACTGCTTATCCTTAAATTTTTCCACTGGGTTGAGAAAGCCGAATAGGCTTTCGAGATAAGAACATAGCTGTCCACTTGAAGTAAATTCATAATCTTCTCTTAACCAAGCCGCTTCAGTCCGTCGCGTTAACCTCTTTTAGTCTCGCTTGCTGACTCGTTAAGCTATGTAGTTTTTGTTTTAGGCGGTGGGACTTTTCTTTATGACTGCTTATCCTTTTTCCTCTTGGGAGGATTAAGTTTCTAGCTTAAGTATTTCTACTTACATTGACTTCAACTGCCGCTTTTTCCCGAAATAACAGTAGACTTATTAGGTCTATTTAGCCAAGGTCTTTTTACGGGCCTGTGGTCTCTAATGAGTTAATACGAGGTTAACCCTCGTAAGCTATTCACCGCTAACAAAGAACTAATTTAACAGTGTAGCGGCTTTTTTATTAAAGTCAACTTTTTTTTCTTCGCCCCTTTGGGGGTTCCGGCGGCTCAGATTCAATTTTGTTTTTGTAGAAGGCGATAATATGAACCAAGTTTCTTACGTCTTTTTCACTAATGGAGGTTACATCACACCAATCAGTTTTATCTTCTATTAATTCGCAAAAAGAATTAAGCTCGTTAGCTATGAACCTTGCGCTAGTTGGCCCTATATCTACGGTTTGCTGCCAAGAATCAAAACTTCTTTCAAGAACGTAATAATCATGAGTCTTCTTATCTTCGCCTTCCCTTTCACTGCAAGCGAGCATACCCCCGCTTTCCAACTTTTTCAAAGCTATAGCTAGTGCCGCCTTATCCCTGTCAGGAAGGTCTGTCATAGGGATAATCGAATTAAAATCATTATCCAAGCAAAAAGAATCATGATTGTAAAACCAATTGTAAAGTTTCCCAGAAGCCTCTTGTACTGTCATAAATCTATATTAAAAAAAACTTGATAAAAAACAAAAAAAACTGTTGACTCCGGAAAAAATTAATTTAACATAATAACATGGACATGAATAAAAAGCAAAGAGGAAGGCCTCCAGTAGACATTAGCTGGCCAGACGTAGTATTCACCGCTCAGGATGTGGTAGACTCTTGTACCAAGAAGGTATCTAGAGTTACTATCCACAGCAAACTAAATAGCGCGGTTGATTCTGGGGAGCTAAAGGTTGTAGGCCAAGTAAAATCTCCCAACGGGAGGCCGCGCGTTAAGTACCTTAAGGTATCCTTAGATGAACGTGGTGATCAACAAGTTGAATCCTGCCCAGCACCACAGTGCCCAAGCGGTTTAACAGAAGAACAACAGGAAAAAGAATGGTAGACTTATTCATAGCACTAGGAATCGCGTACTTCGTTTTTCGCGTATTGTATCTCTCTTTCCAATTTAGAGGGTAAAAATGTCCGAGTCTCCCAAATCTACTTGGGGGGAATATGCGTTACAAATAGCCGCCGTAGCCTCCCTTAGAAGCGAAGACCCTCACCGAAAGGTGGGGGCTTGCGCTTTAAACCACCAGAATATGGTGGTAGGTGTCGGCTACAACGGGCTTGCTTCAGGAAAAAACGTCGATCAGCAATTTTGGCTCGACAGGGAAGCTCGTCGCAAATATATGATACACGCAGAGGCTAACTGTCTTTCTTTATGCAACAAGGGAGACGTTAAGTTGCTGGCTGTTACCTTGTTACCCTGCTCGTATTGTGCCACAATGATAGCGGCGTACGGAGTTAAAGAAGTTTATTATAATGATCTTTATGAGAGAGATGATTCTGCATTTGAGATATTAGATTTTTATAATGTTTCTTTAACTAGAATTTATTAGAATTTGAGATATATTTATTATAAAATATACAAAAGATGGAATACTTATTTTACTCAGTTTTAGCTTCGTTATCTTTGTTTTTTCTTTATAAAACAGATGTTTTAGTGGAGTATATTAGGCTATTTAGACTGAATAAATTGTTTCTTGTTGATAAATATGACGATCATCTTATAAAATTTCCAGCAAATTCTTATTGGGATTTTTTAATGTTTGATTATAACAATTTTCTAACGAGGCTGCTATCTTGCCCAGTTTGCTTTGGATTTTGGATTAATGCGGGGTTATACTATATGTACCAAGATGTAACAGTATTAATTTTAAACATATGGATGACATATTTTCTTTATTTTATTTTGTGTACACTATATAATAAGAGTCATGAGTGAATATATTTTTAAAAATTGGAACGAGTTTGGGATTTTCTATAGAGTAAACGAAAAAAGACTCACAGATTCCCTTTCTGATTTGGACCTTACTCCATTATCTGATTTTAGTAAGGCTTGCATTGCTACCGCTGGCGGCTGCGGCTGCACAAAAAAGAAACGAATAGCTGCTGCCGTTCAAACCTATGAGAGTGCTTTAGAGTTTGTTTCTAGTAATGACGCTTTAAAGTCTGAGATAAAGAAACTCCTAAACAATCCAGAGAAAGTAAAATTTAACCATCCCGCAGCCAGCCTTTCAGATGCTGGGGCTGTTACAGGACTTGGAGTTAACGAGCAGGAAGGTGGCAAAGATTATGACCCAAACTTCAACAGCAATTCCCCAGACAGAGAACAGAGATTAACTTCTATGCCGGTGAATGCTTGGTTGACTTTTTAATTAAAAAACCTCTTGACTTAACAAAAAAAACCCTCATAATAGTAGTATGAGGAACATTATATTATCCCTATTAATCGCCCTAGCGACCCCTGTAAGCTCTTTAGGTATAATTTTCGATCTTAGACAGGGTAAAGCTGGATTTGAGGTAGTTAAAATAGCAGGAATAGAGGTTCACATATCTCCCGAAGTAGCGACGAAGATTAATGAATCACCCCTCCTAAAAAAGAAAATAATAACCAACGCGCACAGAGTCTTCACTCAAACGAAGAATGTAATGCCGAATACGTATTCTAAATTTATTGAAAAAGAATATAAAGTTTATTTTTTAAATGAACCCCACGCATCTAACGGATTGGAATATATAAGGGCGGGGCAGGAGAAGTGGGACAGGCGTATCCCCCGCAACGGTTCAATGAGTAAGAGTATAATGATCTTCCGCACCTTTAGATTTTTTGATCCTCCTTTTGATACGTTTTATTTTGTCCATGAAATGGCTCACTTTAACCATATCGCCATGAATGAACATAGAGATATCGAAATTAGAAACTACTACGATCTGGCTGTAAAAAAGAATAAAAAATTCTTAGGGCTTTACGGTAGTAAAAACCACATGGAATATTTTGCTGAAATATCTGCCGTATACCTAGTGCCCGGACCCCTTGTAGCCAGAAGGGGAATGCCGAAAGGCGCGGAAGCCTTAAAGTCATACTCACCTTGGAGCTATAAAATGGCCGAACGGTTTTGGGGTTCCAAAAAAACCAATTTTAAACCGGAGAAAGAAATACCACCCAAGGTGGACGATATACCAATACCTGAGATCAATTTTGCTACAAGGCGAGATAAACACCAAGAGACCCCAGAATCTGTCATGGCGATAGCCCGTATTAATATGCTTGTACGCCAAGGAATGCACTACGAAGAGCTTAGTCGTCACGGTTGGACACTTGAAGGCCCAGCGACTACGACTAGAAAAAAATCGTTTGAAGCCTACTTTAAGGCTCGCAATAAACTTATTGAATTTGAAAGTCAATTCCCAAATCATAACGTGAACCACATTAAGGTAAAAGTGTCGCAAAAACTTAGAATGTTAAAATAACTGAGGCATAATATATTATGAACTTTTGTACGTGTTTTAGCGAGAGCCATAGGGTATTCTTTGATAAATTCTTTTTGAAAAGTTTCCCCTTTAGTGCTAATGTCTCCTTAGTGGTAGAAGAATTACCACAGCGATGTGGGAGTGGATATTTATTTACTCACGGCTGGCGAGACCAAATGATAGAAAAACAAAAATTTATAGCTAAGTGCCTGAGAAGGTTTGACGGAGAAATTTGCGTATTTTGTGATGTTGATATATATTTTTACAACCAAAGATTAATATACAAAGATTTAATAAACTGCCTAGGCGATAAGGATGTTGTTTTTATTAAGGATCATCCTGACTCAGTGAATGGTCGTGGCGCGGGATTTTTTATTTTAAAATCCACCAGCAAAATGAGGAGCTTTTTTGAAGAGATCCAAAGAAGACTTACTTCGCATAAAACGCAGAAGTCTGTAACCTTCGACACCTCAGAGCAGGGTACAATAAACGATTTACTTTCGGAAATGTCTAATGATATTAACTGGGATTTTTTACCAGAGAGATACTATACGCACGGTAAATACATAAATGGAATAAAGAACCCACGAGAACCAAATGGTCAATGGTGGGATCAAAAAGATGAAGAAGAAAGGCGGAATATGTTCATACCGCAACCATTGTTTGTACATCACGCCAACTGGTGTGCGGGTGTAAAAAACAAAATAGAATTATTAGAATTTGTTATTGACAAATATAAACGCAATGCCTAAACGTAAAAGAAAAAGAAGAGAGATGTTGATAAGGGGCCGAAAAGATAGGCCCTACGTCTACAAATTTAAAAACACTAAAGGGGTAGAGTATGAGGTTTATTTTAGGAAACCAAACACAGCCCACTTTGGTAAAGCTGATGGGTATTGCGATGATCCGGACGTAAGACCAAGTGATGGTTTACCTAGAATATATATCAATCCTTACTTAACTCCTAAGTCAGAGTTAAACACGATAATTCATGAGTTTACTCATGCCTTCTTTTGGGATAAGAGCGAAAAGGAAGTCTATAAATTTGCAAACACGGTAACAGCGTTACTATACAGACAAGGCTGGAGAAGAGATGATTCAATCAGGAACGATAGTCCCCCAGCGAGAAGAAAAAAACCCAAGAAAAAACGTAAAAAATAATTTTGGGAAAGTAGCTCAATTGGATAGAGCAACGGTCTTCTAAACCGTAGGTTCTGGGTTCGAGTCCCAGCTTTCCTGCCACTTTGGGCGATTAGCTCAGTTGGAAGAGCAACTGGTTTACACCCAGTAGGTCGTAGGTTCGAGCCCTGCATCGCCTACCATCGGGGAAGTGGTGGAATTGGTATACACAACAGACTTAAAATCTGTCGAGCGTTAGCTCATGAGGGTTCGAGTCCCTCCTTCCCTACCAAAACTTAATTAAATATAAAAAAAATTTGACTTTTCATAAAGTTACGATAAACTATATATTCATTCACAAATATGAACAAAAACAAACGAACACAGACAGAGACCGAGAGTTGCGAAACCTCTCAAACCACAATTAAGACCAATTACGCTAGAGCATGTATTATTTTGCTGGCATTAAACTTTTGCCTTACGGGATACGTTATGCTCAACGTTATGAAGCTTCAAATGGAAGCTACTCAACAAACACCTGTAACCCAGTCGGTTACAGAGATTGCAGACAAAGAATAATAAAATGAAAACTCTAATTACATTTATTATGGCAGTGTTTATTTTTACTGCCGCAGGTTGCTCAAGCACAGTTACACTTGGTACAAAGGCTAACGATTCGGCAGTTATCGGTGCCAATGCGGGAACATCAGGTGCTAGTGTAACACTACCTCTAGTTAAAGCTGAGGTAAAAGCAACTGAATCCGAAACGAAGAAAAAGAAGTAAAACAAAAACACTTGTTTCATAATAAAAACACGCCCACCCGTCTATAATGTAGATTGGTGGGTTTTTTTATAAAAGCCTACACCAATAAGAAAGGCTTGTAATAAGTCTTGATATTTTAAAAAAAATATTTATCATAACAACATGACGCCGTACGAATACATCCAATTTGAAAAAGAAGAAAAAGAAAAGCAAGCCCAATTAGCAGCAGACTGGCATCACCCCCTATCAAAAGGCTCTAGCAAACTTTACAAAGTTCTTGACGGAATGCATGAGTTCAAATTAGCCCAAGAAGATGTACCGTTAATAATCAAACTTACAGAAAACCCCAAATACTTCACCTCCAAACTTTTCACAGGCGCAGTAGACTTATTTACGCATGATTGCATTCATGTAGTTTTGGGAAGGGGATTGTTGCCTAAAGACGAAGCCTTTGTTATAGGCTACACAATGGGGTCAGGCAAAAAAATGAGTCGATGGCGTCGTAATTTATTTTTGTGGGTTTGTAAATATCTTTACCCCGAAGGCTACAAGTTTACAGAGGAAGAACGTTATATTTTTTACTCGGGCGTCATGGCGGGGAGCAGGTGCCCAACGGATCTTTCCCAAGTGGATTTCGGAAAATTCGCGGACCACAAGATACAAAACATAAGAGAAAAGCTAGGTATCAATAAGGAATTACTTAAATGTTACTATTGTGCAGAAAGAAATCTATTTAAAGATAAAGAAAGTGCGAGGTTACTAACGCCAGCATCCTCCTCCAAGAAGTTATAATGGAATATATGAAAAAAAATTGGATGGGATGGCTTGGTGCGGCACTTGTTTTGCTTGGGTATATTTTTAACGCGCACCAGAGTGTTTATTGTTGGCCAATTTGGGTGGTTGGAAATTCTCTAGTAGGAGTTTATTCTATTAAAAAAGAAGCCTACCCCACCGTAGTCATGTCTTTTGTATTAGTTCTTGCTAATATTTATGGCTGGACACATTGGGTTCTGTGTGGTTAATCCAAAAATATCGATTTTAAACCGGGAGAGAAATCACAACCCAAGGTGGACGATATATCATTCTTTCCAGACGACCTTGATTAGATTTTCGCCGAAAAATTCATTCGTATAGTTCATGGCGTGGTCAGGCGCGAACTTTTTACACGTATAAATATCTATAGAGAAAAACTGTGGCTTACGATTTTCCCAACTATATATATGCATTCCAGATTCCTTCCAGTGCATAAAACAACACCAGCCGTATTTTTCTTCAAAAGATAAATGTGGAGTTGATACCGGTGTCATATCAAGAACCTGTGATATTTCTTGGCAGTACTGCTTCATCTCTTTCGGTGTAAAAGAGTTATGCAGAGTACCTTCTATCACCATTCTTTGTCTACAAATTTCAGGAGCTAAGTCTACCCAATTACTCATAATAAATTATAAGTTTTAGCTTGCTTTAAAAACAAAATATGTTATACTTTATTTAGTTATGAAATTGTTACAGCTAAACCAGCTAGATAAAGAGTCGGTTGAATGCTTAGTTGACTCATTTGAAAACCTACCAGAAACAGACCATGAAGATGGAAAATATAGATTAAGAAGGTTTTCGCGCGTAGAAATTCGCTCCACGTTTTGGAACGCTAAGAGAGAGGTGGAGCTAGAAATTAAACCAAACGAAGAATTTATTCAATCAGAGGAGCTAAATCCCCACCAAGGTGGAAAAATAAGAATATTTGAAGACTTAGAAGAGAATGTCGTCCAAAGTACTGGATTTAAAGATATTTGTCTTCAATTTAAAGAATCTAACAATCTTATAGACGGCCAAATTGCCGAAATCCACCAAATGAGAATCCAAACGCTAGACAGGTCTGATTTATTAACTAAGAACGGTCCTTGGGTTGTGACACCAGTTTCCCCAGAGGGCATACACAGAGATGGATACGACTATATATGTATGGTAGGAATAAATAGGTACAATATCGAAGGTGGTAACTTACTTGTATTTTCTCCAGAAAATAGGGAAAATCCGATTGTGTCAAAACCGCTCTCCGCTGGAGACTTATTTATGCTTGCAGATAAAAAACTTTTACATGACGCAACACCAATAAGAGCCATAAAGCGTAGAGAGAAAGGTTATTTAGATGCATTTGTTTTGTGCGCGAATAAATAAAAAAAACATACTAATGTGGAAAATTTTAAAGCTTGAGTCTAGGATAAGAAGCCTTGAAAATGAGAACTCTTCACTCAAGAGACAGATTAAATTGGATAGAGCTAAATGGCGGAGCAATACATATTTAGTGCAGAAGCGGAAGAAGTCTTCTATAATAAATTAGATAGTTTGCATGACCAATACGTGCACCTCCTATTGCTTAATGGCGTAGCACCCAAAGGGACAGACATAGAGTCGATAAAAATGACAAAAAACCCAGAAGCGAGTTTAAAATATTGTCAAAAAGTGATTGGCGGTTTAACCAATATTAAACCACAATTAGTTGCTAGGCTGACAGAGGATAAAATAACGAGGTTAGAGTGTATATTTACAAATATATCAGATAATTATATATTTATGATACAGAACGTCATGGATTGGCCGGAAATAGATAAATTTAGCTGCCAAGTATGGTACATGGGCGAAACGCCCTTACAAAGTATAAAGGAAATTTGGGAAAAATGAAAATAAAAATGATTACATTTACAAAATGGTTTTTACTTAACGCTATTTTTTTAACAGCCATATTTTTTGCGGAAACAAAAGGCGCAATCTCGTTGATGGTAAAGAATGACGTTAGTTACCTGACCGTTGTTATTATGTTGCTTTACCTTTTGGTTTCTGGATTCGTGGGTAAACTATGTTACCTGTCGGACAAGGTAGCCGAAGGCAAAGAAAGACAGGCTAAAAAGTTCCTCGCTCGGCGCGCTGAAATAGGTTGGTTTGCTGCGGAGCACTTTTTTTCCCTTGGGTTGCTTGGTACCGTTTTTGGGTTGTGCGTGGCTACAGCCACAAACCTCGATCCAGACGCCCAAGTAACCACAATCGTTGCCGGACTAAAACAAGGATTAAACACAGCGTTTTACACGACGATTTGCGGCATAGTTTTTAGCTTACCCTTACAGGGGCAACTAATGATTTTGAAATTTAAATTAGAGGAAGATTAACCATGGCTGTTAACAGAGGATATAGAAAGTTTTTTACTTTTAGACCCTTCATTGACGTACTCTTTTGTTGCTTGTTGATGTTGGTAGCTATTCTTTTTTTGCTAAAAAGTGAAGAAGAGAAAACGAAGATGCGACCTCCCAACGTACTGTATGAAGTTATTTTAACTTGGGATGGTGAAAGTGGTGATGATTTAGACTTATACGTTCGGGCCGCTTCTGGACATACAGTAAGTTTTAACAACAGAGAAGGAGGCCAAGGCAGCCTAATCAGCTTGGATCACGATGCTTTAGGTTTGAGAAATAATCATCTACCAGAAGGGCAAAGGGGCGCGTTAGTTGAGTTTCACGAAGAGATTGTATCTTTCAGGGGGGCGTTAAAAGGGGAGAATATCACCACCATCCACGTCTACTCAAAGAGAGATGAGGAGCCTGTAGTTGCTACTGTAAAATTAATAAAAATTAAACCTTATAAAGAGATTAAAACTAAGAAAATTCAATTCGAGTCAGTAGGGCAAGAAAAAATAGCTTTCAGGTTTGTTACAGACGAAAATGGTGAGGTTATTGATATTAACGAACTACCAGCAAGCCTGTTAAACCCGTTGGGAGAATGAAAAAACCACTAGTTGCAGTTGTAGATTGGAAACCTGAACCTCGGGGTGACAAGAAGTGCCAAGTAGAAAAAGAAGCTATCGGCGAACTTGCGCATGTGAGGTATTTCCTTTGCGACACAGAAGATGACTGGAAAGGGGGACTCCTTAAGGCTGACGCAGTTCTCTTGTGGCACAACACCAGAATGCCTCAAGAAGTCATACATAAGCTGGAAGATTGCAAATGTATCGTAAGAAACGGAACGGGCTTCGATACCGTTGACATACCTGCAGCGACATGTAGCGATATCCCAGTTTATAACGTGCCAGACTACGGAACCGACGAGGTGGCCGACCAATCTATAGCTTTGGCTTTGGCTTTATGCCGCCAGATAATCCCCAATCACGAACATTGTAAAAATTTAGGATGGGACGTGCAAAACAAAAACAAAATCAGGCGCTTTAATCAGATGATGTTCGGCGTGATTGGCTTAGGTAGAATTGGAACGTCAGTTGCTCTAAAAGCTAAGGCTCTTGGATTTGAGGTTTGGTTTTACGACCCTTATCTTTCTGACGGTGTAGAAAAATCTTTAGGCATTAATAGGTGCAAAAATTTTAATGACATAATTTCAAACATGGACGTTATTTCTATAAACTGCCCACTAACTGATGAAACTCATCATATGATTACCCATAAACAGTTAAATAAAATGCGCGCCAACTGCTTTATAATTAACACAGCGAGGGGGCCAATAATCAAAAAGGCTGACTTGTTTAGCGCGTTGAGAAAGAATAAAATCGCAGGAGCAGCTTTAGATGTGATTGAAAACGAACCCTTACAATCGAAGAAGGAGGGGCAAACCCCAAACCTTATAGTAACCCCCCACTGTGGGTTTTACAGTATGGAATCCTTTCAGGAGATGAAGCATAAGGCTGCTTTAACAGCTAAAAATGTTTTAATGGGGAAAGTATCGCCAAATAATTGCATTAATTATAACATGCTGCCAAGAAATTTCACAAAATGAAACATTTACAAGACGAAGAAGTTTTAGGATTGTTACACCTTAGGTGGCATGACGTTTTAGAATCCATAGAATCAGTATTTCTTGACTCAACGGCGGGTATGGTAGAGAAAATTTACATCCCCTGTAGTGCTGAAGCTTTCGATGGAGATTTCAGGGCAATGCCGGCCGTATTGGGAGGCTATTCAGCTATAAAATGGATTGGTGTTTTTCCCGCAAACCACAAACGTGGATTACCCACAACCATAGGCACTCTCATCTTAAACGATAGGTTCACAGGCCAACCACTGATGAGCATGGATTGCACAACCCTTACCGCTTACAGAACCGCCGCCACTTCAGCTATCGCAGCCAAATATTGCGCCCCAGACGCGCGGGAGTTTGCCTTCATAGGTTGCGGCCTACAAGCCAAATATCACATTGAGGCTTACGAGTCTATCTTTGGACATATGAATATGACCGTGGAAATCCATGATCGAAACAGGGATGCCATGAAAAAACTTCATAAATGGATCGGGAGAGAGAATATCGCGCAAGCGTGGGGCTATAATGACAATGTTAAAGACACAGTCAAATACGCTGATGTCATAACCACACTTACGCCCTCGACTGAGGGCTACCTAAACATACTTGATCTTAAAAGTAATTGTCATGTAAATGCGGTTGGTGCAGACGCTGTTGGTAAGCGCGAATTGATGACTAATGTTATCGACGGTTCTGCCAACATTATATGCGATGACCCAACGCAAGCGTCACACTCAGGTGAATTACAATATAACGAATGGCCGCATCTAGATGTTAACTCAATGAAACACCTAATCAAGAATCATAAAACCATGCAGCTAGACAAGGGCGTATCAGTATTTGATTCTACGGGTGTAGCAATTGAGGATATTGCCATCGCAGAATTAATTTACAGATTAAGCCACGAATATTCTTGACCCTTCAAAAAAACAGGGTATCATTAGCTATGAGATGGCAGACCAAGAAAAATTCATTAAATGCAGTTGTCACGGCGAAGGTATGCTACTTACCAAGTTTGATGGCGAAGAAGAAATCTATGTTAGTTTTTGGCGAGAGGGCTTACACCCCGTCAAATTAACTTGGTGGATGAGACTAAAGTTATGCTGGATGGCGCTGACCAAGGGTAATTATTATGATGATCAATTAATTTTAAGTAAAGAAGAAGCAAAAGAATTAGCGGAGTGGGTCAATGGGAATGTTTGATTACATACAGTGCGAAATGGACTTACCAAGAGCGGGAGATAGAATCCCTTACTTTCGCTATGAAAAGCAATTTCAGACTAAGGACTTAGATAATGCCCTTGTAGAGTACAAGATTGGCAAAGATAGAGTCTTCTACGAGAAAAAAGTAGAGTACGAAAATAGAGAGCTAACTGAAGAAGAAAAGAAAGATAAGGAGAGTGGCGGATTTTGGCATCCTATGTGGTCTTTAAAGCCCATATCCGAAGAATGGGTTAAATACGAACACACTGGCTATATTAATTTTTATGACTTTATTCAAAATATTGATCCCGAACACGATGCTTGGGTGGAGTATACAGTTCACATTAAAGATGGAAAAGTAGAAGGAGAGGTACAGCTTGTAGAGTTTAAGGAAGAGTCCAATAAACAAAGAAAAGAGCAAAGTGCTCGTATTGATGCGGAGATGAAAGCCCGTAAAGAGTATCAACAGAAATGGCGTTATAGATTTTTTGGTCAGTATTGGAATAGGTTAGTGAATCTTGTTTTCCGAGGGGTTCGCTGGTTAGGAAACAAGTTAAACAATTCTTGGAAATTAGAGGGCAAGTTGAAATTTTAAAATGAATAGATACTTTGAAATAATTAAAGAAACGCCTCTTGAAGATGGTGGCGTGGAATGGGAGGTGGAATACTCCGAGAGCTTTAAAGAACTTTACAAGAAAGCTACGGGTAAGAAGCGCGTTCACGAAAAGAGTTTAAGTAAGTGGTTCGTGGATAGGATAGAGCAAGGATTGGCGAGAGAAAATGAAAACTGAAAGAAAAATAGTATCTAAAAAAGTTGTACCCGGAATGTTTAGTGACATCGGTGGCAACATTTCTTTTTTTGAAAGGTGGTTTTATTACAAACCAAGCTGGTGGTGGCAAAGTTTTTCTTATCGGGTTAGGCGTAAATGGCAAAGGTTAACCACGGGCTTCGAGCATTACGAGTCTTTTGACTATTTTCATTGGAATGCAAAAATGGCTGTTCCGAGGCTAAAAATGTTGAGAGATAATTTACATGGTTGCCCAGCAGAATTTACATCAGAGGGTAAGGACGTAGAAGAGGGAGTCGAAGAATGGAAAAAAATATTAAATAAAATTATTTGGGCTTTTGAAAATATAGATAACGAGCCATCCCCTAAGAAGCCAGACGATTATGACCCTCGACACACTAGAATTGAGTATGAAGATGGCTCTGTAGCCTATGAACCTTTCGATGACAGAAAATGGGATTGGTCAGAGGCAGAAGAACACGCTAAAAAAGTACAAGAGGGATTAGATTTGTACGGTAAGTATTATTTGAATTTGTGGGACTAGACACTGGTGACATGAAGATACTATACCCATTGGCCAAACGGTTTATAGCGGGTTATGATTTTGACTCAGCTAAACCTAAGATAAAAAATCTAATGGACGAAGGCTTTGACGTTTCCATAGATTACCTTGGAGAATTAAGTTCAAACGTGGAAGACTGTAACAAGGCTACGAAACAATATTTAAAAATTATTTCTTTTTATTGGTCCAAAAAAATAGACATTTCAATTAAGCCTTCGCAACTAGGTTTGCTTATAAACCCAGTAATTTGTTATGAAAATTTAGATAAAATTGCCAAGGCTGCAAAAAGGTACGGTCACACAATAAGATTAGACATGGAAGACTCAAGAGTTACAGAGCTAACAAGAAATCAAGCCATGTCTTTGAATTACAAATACCAAAATGTCGGTGTTGCGGTTCAGGCAAATTTATATAGAACAGAAAAGGATATAAGAATCTTAATTAATAACGGCGTCTCCGTTAGGTTAGTTAAAGGAGCATATAAAGAGAGCGAAGAAATAGCTTATCAAAATAGCCTTGATATAGGTTCTTGTTTTTTTGCTCACGCAGCACACCTATATTCAGAAAAAGCCAACAAACCTGCGGTGGCTACGCACGACGAAGAGCTACTGGAAGACATACAAGAACTTATCCCGCAACCGAAATATTTTGATTATGAATTTTTATATGGAATTCGAAGAGACTTACAAAAGGACTTGCTTTCTAAACAGTATCGTGTTAGAATATATGTACCGTTTGGAGAACAGTGGCTTCCTTACACGTTAAGGCGTTTAAAGGAGTTTAAGAATCTAAGATTCGTAACTTCAAACGTATTGAAGGAATGGTTTAAATGATATACTCTCTTTACGGACAACCAGAGTCGGGAAAAACTACATTAGGCAGAATGTTGTCCGAACATCTAGGCACGCCTTTTATTATTGACGGAGATGAATTTAGATCCTTTTTTTGCAATACAGACTACGGATTTGGTGGCCGCAAAAAAAATATTCGAGCAGCCAACGCTGTGGCTACTTATTTAAATAAAAAGTCCAACCCTGATGGCCACGTAATAATGAGCTTGGTAAACCCGTACGCCCAATTCAGAAATGAGCTTAAAGAAGACAACCATAATCAAGTCAGGGAAATTTTATTGGTTTCAGATAGATTAAATAAAGCCGATTACCACGTAGAAGATTTTGAAATAGGAACACCAGATCATATAATTAACACAGATAGAAGCACGAATGACACTTGGAAGGAGCTAAAAGCATTATTACAAATATAA